TAAACCAGGTGCATCCATTGTATATCCTAAATCTTTTACACCAAACTGACCTTTTTCAGTGTAATATGTAGGATTTTTTTCAAGATTTTTAATTACAATGGCTTTTAATTGTTCCATTGTTTTACTTTCATTTTTAGGATCCTTCATTTCAGTGTAGTATCCTTTCATGATTTGATCAAAAATTAAATTATCAGGATTTTTCTTATCCTCATAGTCAAAATTCTTTTCAGCATCTTCTTCTACTTGTTTTGAAGTTTTTTTAAGTTCAGCTTTTTCATCATCAAAATGTTCTTTCTTTGCTTCAGCTAAAAAATTTTCAAATGCTACTTCAAATGATTCTTTTTTAGAAGGTTGTAATTGGTTAATTGGTTCTAAACCAACAACGTTTTCATTAATAAGATTTTTAGTTTTAAGTACATTTGCTACTTCTGTATATGTAGCAGCGTTACGAATTAAACCAGGAAACTGTCGTTTAGCTTCCTTAATAAAGATATCTTTATGTCCTTTACCTTCTTTAATTAACAAATACTGGTCTTGTAATGTCTTTTTCATTTATTTTTCTGTTAACAGTTCTTTTATTTCTTTTAAATAGTTTAATACTATTTCTATTGGTTGTGTGATATCATATGAACCAGCGTTTCCACCATATAATTCAATTGTATCATTTTTTGCATTAGAAACTAATGGTGTTATTTCATTCATTAATCTCTCAATTTCATCTAACCCAGCTAAACGACGTTTTTGAAAATCATTCATTTCGTTTAACTTTTCTTCTTCAAATAATTTTTTTATATCATAAGATTTAGGCTTAATTTTAGGTACAGGCTTAAATCCTAATTTATAATAATAAATATTTTTAGCTCCTTTAGCTTTTTTATTTTTATTAAAAGCTGTTGGAGTAGCATAGTTAGCCCCTTGTCCTGGGGTAAAAGAAGCACCACCTTGGTTAGTAGCGGATAACTCTTTTAATTTTTTTCTTACTATTTCTTTAATTCTATCCATTAGCTGTTTCTAATTCATCTACTAAATCACAATATTGTAGTAAATCAACTAAATCTTTATCTTTAAGTTTGTAATTTTTTGATGGAACTTTAATTAAAGAAACAACCTCAGCAATTTTTATTTTAGTAACTTTATTTTTAGTATTTTTATTTAAACCTATTAATTCTGTTTTAATTTCATGTATTTTATCTGTATAAAACTTTTTTAAACGAGGAGCATTATCAATTGAATTAATATACTCTTTAAGAATTAATTTTTGTTTTTTTGCTAAATTATCATATTTACCATTAAATTTTTCCATTAAAATCTTATAAGTAAGTAATTTAGTATCTTTATCAGATTTATTTACTTCTTCCATTACTTCATCTCTAACCTTACTTTCTTTAATAGAAGCAACAGTTAAATGTTCTAAAATAGTAATTTTATTTTGGATTAGTTGTTCTGGGTTTGAAACGGTAGAATTGTTTAATTCTAATAAAGTATAAAATGCAGCAAAAGGTTTATAGTTAGGGAGTTTATGATTAAAAAAATGAGTTAAATCATAATGTTTTTTTATTTCATTAATAAGATTATACTTTTGTCTTTTAATAGCTCCCCTATTTAAAGATTTTGATGATTCAATTAAAGTAGAAATTGTAATAGAAGCTTTAGCTTCAGTTAATGAAGTTCTTTTTAAAAGAGATTCATACAATTTATACTCTCTTCCCAACTCAGATTTTACAAAATATTTTTGTAATATATCTTTAGCAGGTGAAGTTTTATTTTCTAAAGTATCAGTAGTAATTTGGCGTACTAATAATTCAAATAGTATACCAGTATTTTTGTACTTTGAATGTTTAACTTGCATTCTTAATAAGTTTGTTTAGTTATAAATATATAAAAATTTATTATTGTTTTATTTGATTTTCATCTAATAAAGAACTTCCTTTAATTTCTTTTTCAAAAATCATCTGTTTTTTCTGATTTTTTAAATCATTAAACATTTTTTTATTTTTATTTCGTTTATTTTTTGTTTCAAGTGCTAAAGGGGAACCACCTTTATAGTTGGGTTTTATTGAATCAGATGCATCATTATCCGTTTTCATTCCAATTGCTCCTATTCTATCTTTACCAAGAGCATTATCTTGTGTATTTTTATTAGATACTTTTTCTTTTGGTCTACCTAATGGTTCTTTATCTTCATCATATCCCTCAGGTACTTCTCCATTATCATATCTATTTCTACCATATAATGAAGCTAAATCATGGGGTGTACCATATGATTTACCTGTTTCAAGTGGATCATTACCTTCATTTTCAATTTGATTAATACGGAATTTACGTTTAGCATCTTGAGCAATTAAATCTCTATATTCACTATAATCATCTTCACTTAAATGGAATATATGTTCATACACAAAATCAGTAGGCATTAATTTATTATCTAAAATTTGATTAGCTAAATCAACTTTTTCTTTCATTAATGTTACTCTTTCTTGGTCATAAATTACAGAAGGATTAGTTAATGAAAGTTCAAAATTTACTAAAGCATCATCTTTATAACCTTGTGCATATAAATGAACTAATGCAATTTTAGTAAGTTCTGAAACTATGATTCTTTGTATACGTTCAATTGTACGAGCAAATCTAATATCTTCAGCTGCTAGTGTAGCTTTACCAGTTAAATCCTTTTCATAACCCATAAATGCTTTAGGTACTTTAAGAGCAGCAAATAATTTATCTCTTAAATATTCTACATCTTGAATTCCATCATATTGTAATCCACCTAAATTATCTATTTTGGTTGCTTGATCATTACCTCTTACAGGAATATAATAATCCTCTAGCAGGTTTTGCATATTATATTTTAAGTTATAATCTCCTGTTTCTTGATCAATATAAGGAGTACGTTTCATTTTTGATATTGTTTTTTGCATAAAGTTTTCAACTTCAGCAGGTGCAATATTTCCAACATTTATATAATAAATACGTTTTTCAGGAGCACGAACAATTCTATGAATTAACATAGCGTCTTCCATCATTGTATATTGTTTAAATAGTTTACGTCCTGGTTCTAGATATGACCTACCATAAGGTAAAAAATTAGTATCTGAAAGTAATCTAAAATGTGCTACTTCATAATTATCAAAATAAATAGCTTTATCATTGTCATTAGTTTGATAACTAGAATTAGGAACTGAGTATTGTCCATATGATTGATTAATACCATCTGGATCAAATCTATATCTTACATCAGCTGGTCTATCTGGGTTGAAACCATCTTGTCTTTCTATATGAAATGCATTGTATGGTATAACATTATAAACACCAAATTTTTCAGAAATTTCTAGTTTTAAAAAGAAATCCCCATATTTACACATGTTTCTAATCCAAGGCCATAAATTAAATTCTATATTTAATATATCATAAAATAAATTATATAATATTTTTTGCACATCTTCATCAGAGCTTTTAATTTGAAGTACTTCTCCCATATCATTTTTTAAAGTACATTCATCAGAAATAATATCTAAAGCAGAAGCTATAATTGCATCTGTATCCATTGCATCATATTCAGAATATAATTGAGGTCTTAGCATTAAGTAGTTATAACTACTCTGGTATCCATAAATTGATGTGTTAGCATTAGTATAAATTCTATTAAATCTATCTACTAAAGCATTAGTTTCATATTCACCTGAAACTTGAATTTTATTTATATCAATTACTTTTAATTGATCTTCTCCATCATTTCTAATAATTACATCAGTTGAAAATAATCTTCTTAATCTTCCAAATAATCCAGTATCTGCCATTTTTTATTTTTTATAATAGCCAAGAAATATCTTCTTCGCCGTTTGAATAAGGGTTATTTATTTTGTAGGGATTTTTAAAAGTACCATTGCTTGAATAACCACCCGAATATTTTGAGGTATTATTACTAACATTATTTAACATACTTTTAGTCATATCCATTCCTTGTTGTCTTAATTTAAATGCTGTTTCTCTTAAATAACAGCCTATAGAAAATGCCATAACTAAATCATCATTATACCCTGTTTGGGCTTCAGCTCTACCATTTCTCCATATAAATACTTTCATTTCTTCTAATAGTCGCACAGATCGAAATGTAACTCCTTTATCTCGTACAGCTTCTTGAAATTTACCAATTGCTATTGGTCTAGTATTTGAAGCCATTGTAAAACCAGGTGTCATTTTACTATAATCCATATAAGGATCAAAATAATTATCTACAGACATACTATTACCTTTAGGTGAATGATACAAATTTTGATAACCTCTATCAAGGATAGTTTGAATAGTTGACCATCCTATGCTTGAATTTTCAGGTGCAAGTAAAGCATTATTATATTCAGTTGCTATACCAACTAATAAATTACCAAAATCTTTTGTACCCATTTGACCTTTATATTCAGCAACTTGAGTAAAAGTTTCAACATCAAATACATGAAGTGTAGAATTATCTTTTCCATCTCCACGAGCAACATCAGCTACAACTAAATAATCTCTTGAATAATCTGCCGGTTCCCATATCCATAAATTTTTATCTAATCCACGTTTTTCTAATGGTTCTTTAATACATTCTTTTTCATAATAATCTATATTTTCAGGATAAAAAACAGTATCACCAGAAGTTGAAAAATCACAGTCACATTCTTGTGCTGCCATTCTTGCTCCTAAATCAGCATCTTGTTGATCTCTCCAATTTTGATCTCGTTCAGGATGTACTTCCCAAGGTAAACGTATAGGTAAAAAACTATTATCCCCCATTTCAGCCGCAACCCATGTTTTATGAAACCAATTTCCAGTACCATAAGGAGTAGATAGTGCAATACAACCACCACCTGTTGCTAATGTTTGTTGTGCTGAGGCCCATATTTCACCTATATTATTAATAAAGGCAGCTTCATCAATTATTAATAAAGAAACTGCTTCTGATCGGCCAGCATCAGAACTTGCTGATGTTGCTTTTATTTGAGAACCATTATTTAATCTAAGGGTTAGTTTATTGTCTTCAGATGGTTTTTGTTTTTCTTTAAGCCATGTAGGTAAGTTATCATACATAAACTTAACCTTAGTAACCATGTTTTTAGCTGTTTCTTGTTTTGTTGCTATACAAAGTATATTTTTATCTTGATGAAATAACATCATCCATAAAGAATAACCCGCTGTTAAAGTAGATATACCTAACTGTCTAGATTTTAAAACAATTGAATATGGGTTTTCTTGAAATAAAGTTAATACTTTATCTTGAAATGGATATAAATTAAATTGGATTCGACCTCGTTTTGGATGTTGTATATAACAATATTTACGCATAAAATATGCAGGGGATGCAGCACATCTTACATATTCTTCTCGTATTTTCTTTTTAAGGTCTTGGCTCATATTATCCTGGGATTAATAATAATATAATTAAAGGGGTTAGGGTAGCTAAAAATCCCCCACCTAACCATTTAAGACCTTTTTTTAATCTTTTATTTGATTTTTGCAGTTTAGTAACATCATTTTTTAAACCATCAATAATTAAAGATCTTTGTTCATCTATTTTAACATAATTATTAATTTGAAGAACATAATTATGGTCTTTAGCTTCAAAGTCTTTTATAACACTATCTTGTCTAATAGATTTTTCATTTAATTCTAAAATTAATTGGTTTGTTTGATCAAGTTCAGCTATTGCAGAATCACCTTTAACTAAATCAACTGCTATTTTTTTAGCAATATCATAGTCAAAACATATTTTATTGGTATCTTTCTGAGAAAAACTTATCGAGTTGAGTAGGAGTATAGGTAGTAATATTCTTAATTTTTTTACCATAATATTCTTTTACTTTTACTATTTTTGTGTTTGTACTGTCAATTTGTTTGTTCAAACTAATAATTTCATTTTGTTGATATGTAATAGAATTATTTAATTCTAATTGTTTATCTTCTAATACCAATATGACATTATTTAAACTATCTATTTTTTGTTCTTGTTTAGTGTAATCACCTACCTCAACTGGTGATATGGCTGTAACAATGACAGAAAATAATAAAAGTGCAAAAACTGTTATGAATATCATAACATGCCATAACTTTAATTGTATTACTTTATCTTTCAAATTATTTTAATTTTGCTTTAAATTTAGCAAATTCTTCTTTATATTTTTTAGCATCTAATATTTTATTATCATCTCCTACAACACCTTCATCTTTCATCTTAGCTGTGAATTTTTGAACTTGTGCCATTCTTTCTGCTTTAGCTCCTAAAGATTTAGCTGTTTCATCACTTGAAATATCAGCAGAAGATGGTCCTTCATCACTTGTATCAGAATAACTTACATCATCAAACCCATCATCTCCTGTTGTACGAGTAGCTGTTTTAGTACTTCCTGCAGGGCGTCCTCTTTTACCTGATCCAGTTGGTGTTGGTTTTGGGGGTTTTGGAGCTTTTGGATTTAAAATTCTATCTACAGCTTTTTCTGTTTGGGGGAATTGTAATTTATCTGCAAAAGTTTTTTCACCTGAAATGTATTTGCCCATATCGGGGATTCCAGATTTTGGTTCATTAGCCATTTTACTAACTATTTGAAGAATTTTAGGTTCATCAAAAGTGTCTCTTTGTTTTGCTACAGCATCATCTACAGCAACTAAAGCTGAAACAAGTTCAGGGGGAGAATTAGGACTAGTTCTAGCTTTTTTACCAACTATTATTTTAGCTATTTCTGGGGTAGATTCAACTCCCATACCCTTAATTACATCAACAGCATTTTTTATAGCACTTCCTAAAATATTTTTTTGAACTTCACCTGTTTCTTTATCATATGCTAAATCATATTGACTTTTAGGTCCTATAAAAGGGATTTCATTTAATGCATCAGCAATTTCTTCTCTAATAATTTCAAGTAAACGAGTCTTTTTCATTTGTATATTTTTATTTATTTATAAATATTAATGAAATATTGTTTGTTTGATTTTTTTTATTCTTTCCTCGGTAGAACCCGATATTTCTGTATATTTAGGATGTTTACCTAATTTATCTCCAATTATATATTTTATTGTGTTATCAATTTCTTTTCGATATTCTATGTCTATTGTTCTAACCCCATTATCTTCTAATTCTACCCCTTTAGGAGAAACATAAAATAAATAGTCATAATCATTAATTAAATTTTCAGCTAATGATTGAAATTGTTTTGCCTCAGTCCATGAAATTGATTTAGCTGATTTAGTAAATGCTATAACATCTATTACTGTTCTATCTGTTATAATATTTTCTTGTAATAATTCAGAAGATCGTTCTGCTAAAAATATTAATTGACCCTTAATTGTAGAGTCAGTATTTAAAGGAATACCTAAATCCCTTAAATATTCACTACGCTCAGTAGCAAATTTATAACCTTTAAATTCAGGTAATTCTTTTAACGCATTAACTAACGTTGTTTTACCTACACTCATTGTACCACAAAACCCTATTTTCATATTTTTTATTTTAAAATTGATTCAGCAACATAAGTACCTTGTGCTCCTGAAACTGTTATACCTCTTGCACTTAAAGCATCTCCTACGAAATATACGTTAGGATAATCATTTAGACTAAGATCTTGATAATTTACTAATGGTTCAGGTGACAAATATTTTACTTCAGGCATATAAATACCCCAATCATCTCCAAGTGTAGGAAATACAATTTCCATTTCTGTAATAAAATCTTCTATGTATTGGGCATATTCTCCTAATGCATCAAATAAAGGTTCCATACTACCTACTGTAATACATTTAACAGAGTCACCTTCTGAGGTTTTAGATGGTGTTCTGTTGCTTGGTGAATAATATGTACCTACACCATCAATCTGTAATTTTTTAACTGCTTCTCTTGACCAATCAAATGGTTTATCTATACCTCTAATTTCCATTAGTATACCAAAATTAGTCATATCATTTCGATATGCTTCATCTTTTTTAGCATGTCCATTATAACTTACATCGCCATAAGTATGTTCCGCAGCAACATAAGCGGCGTTATTGTTTGTACAGAATGAACGTAATGATACACCTTTATCTTCAAACTTTTTATATAATTTAAAATCATAACTAATATCTATTAATTTTTGAAAATGTTTTTGTGGAGCTTCAAATCGTACACCTATTTGTACTGCTTTTGGTTCGGTTGGTAAGTTATATTCTTCAGCTAATGCTTTACCAAAATCAATCCCTGATTTACCTACTCCAAAGATAAGTTTATCATATTGCATTTCATCTACTGCTCCTATAGATACCATTTGATCTTTAAAATCAATATTAGTAACTTTAGTTTCCCAAATAAATTCAACACCTTTACTAACTAAATAATCATACCAGTTTTTACCTATTTCGTGTAAATAATCTGTACCAACATGCCAAACAGGAAACAATTTTAAACCAAAATATGGTTTAATAAAATCAGGTTCTGCTTGAGGATCAGAACATTGTACTTCTTCTGGTTTGGGGTGAAATCGTTTAAAATTAGCTATAATTTGATCAAACAATTCCATTGCTTTATCTTTACCACAATATTTTGATAATTGACCTCCTACTTCAGTATGATAAGTTAATTTACCATCACTCCAACCACCTGCACCTAACATTCCTGTCATTACTTCTTCAGGTAATCTGTTATATGGGTCTTTACCCATATCAATTATAGTGATTTTATCACCAGGATATCCATTATCTACTAATTTAGTTGCAGCATTAATACCTGCTACACCTGCTCCTACAATTACTATTTTATCCATTTATAAATTTTAATACATTAATATAATAAAAAAAGTGACCTAATCCAAAGATTAGGCCACAGCTCTAAAAAATTTTTATTTAAATTCGACTGGCTATGAATCAGTCTGTATGTTAGTCTAAACTAGGTCTTCTACCTTTTTCTTTATCCATATCAATCATTGCTTTAATAGCAGCAGTGTTTGAAGGAGAGTTAGGGTCTGAACTAAAAGTAGGTTTTAGATATTCTGCTACTTTAAAATTAAGTTCTTGAGCTGTTTTATCATCTAAAAGATTTAATGCTTTAACTAATGCTAAAGGAGCATCAGTCATTCTTTCATCTTTAAATAACATATTTACCATACCTCTAATTGCAGGAGTTCTTCCTGCTCCATGTTCATTTAATTTTTTTTTAGGATTTGGGACAAAAAATGAAAGTCTTCCTTCTCTACCAATATTAACATTATTAAGAATTGTATAATCCTCAGGACCTGTATCTCTTGTAGGTAAAGTTATTTTCCCTCCAATATTATTAGCAGTACTTAAAAATCTTTTAAACATTGGATTAATATCATAAGGTAATCTTTTCATGTTTTGGGGTTCTAATAAAGTAGAACGGATAGCAACCCCAGAAATTACATCAGGTGTTTCAGGTTTTCTTAAAACTCTTATATGTTGGTTTCTTTTAAGTAATTTTTCAGTACTTGGTTTTAAATAAATATAACTATCTTGTGGGTCCCTTTCTCCCCTATCCGGGTCTATTTCAGGTTGTTTAGGGTTTAAATTAAATAGCTGGTATGCCTCTTCAATATCTTCACTTAAGATACGTTTAATTTCTTCTTTAATTATTTGTTTTAAATTTTTCATAATTATTTTGTATTATTCAAATTTTATATAGGATTAACAGTAACGACGTATTCTTTTCCGTCAATAGTAAACGTTAATCGGTCATTGATAAATTGTATACCAGTAGCTACTGGAGGAAACTTACCGCCATTTACTACGTCAAATGTTGAGTTAGCACCATCATTAACTCGGTATCCAATCTCAATGTCTAATTTGTTATATTCAAATTTCGGGAGTGAGACTTGACCACCTTTTCCTATTTGAGGAGTAATAGTTTTTGAAGCAATACCTAATGTAGATATAACATATGTTTTTGTTGCATCGATATGTTGAGTTAAGGCAAATTTAATAAATAATTCTTTATTGGCTCCTTTAGGGCCGCTGAATTTTGCAGTCAGTCTATCACTTACAAAACTAAGATTTGTTGCCACAATTTTATTACTATCATTAAGATCTACTAACTCAAAAGTTCCTGATCGTTTAGCCGGCTGTAATCGAAATGCAGCTGTGGCACCTTTTGCCATTATTACATCTAAATGTATAATTGGATTTGCTTTAGGACCAGTAAGACCACTTTCAATTGCGAATATAGTTTCTGTTTTACCATTTGTTGTAAGAGTACCTGTATAGTCTCCGCCTAGTTGTACTAAATGTTCTACTGTGTTTTTAGGTTGTGTAACTGAAGTAGTTAGACTTGATAGGCGTAATCCTACTTTAGTAGGTGTTTCACCACGTTCTTGTTCGAGAACAAATGGTCTAAATATTGTAGTCTGTGTTGTAACACGACCAGTAGCATCATCTACACTTTCTGTAGTATGTGTTAATGGAGATTTTGCAAATATTCTGTCTGAGTTAAGTGGTCCAAACTCATTATTTGCAGCTGCGTCAAAAGAGGCTGGTATAAATGTGTTTTTAAGTCCCTCTTTTTGCAACATTGGGTTGTCTTTAACATCACCAAAATATTTGTAATTAGATACTATAGCGCCTTCTCTAAATCTTAATTTTTCTTGAAAAGTTGTTTTTTCGTAAGTATTAAATCGTTCTTGGGTAAATGTACCAGCGCTTGGCCAATCATTTGGTTTATCAAGTTGCTCTGTGGTTTCATTGGCTTTACCTTTTTCAATTCTTGATAATCCATTGAAATTTGCTGTAGATGTTGATACTGTTTGTATATTAGAAAAAGCTGTTCCACCTGCTACAGCTGTAGCTGCTTCATTTTTAATAGTAGTTTTTTGTGCTCTGTTCAGCGCTTGTATTCTTGTGGTAAGATAATTATTAGTAAATTGTTCTGATCTAGCTAATGTTCTAGTTTCAGCAATTGTTGATGTTAATTGATCTTGTAGTCTTTTAAGATTACCAAATCTAATCGTATCATTTTTGTCGTTTCCAGTAATTGGATTAACATATTTAATTTTGTCTACTACTTTTTCTATGTTTATATCCCCTCTATCTAAAACAGATCGGCCTAGTGCAGCGTACGCAGTTCGTTTTCTGTTTTCTGGTCTAAATTGAGGTATTTCACCAGCTTTACCGAATTTTTTAGTAAAATCTTGTTGTGTAAATGATCCTGCTAAACTTGCTCCAACGGTTTCAGCTATTGCTTCAATTTGTGTTGTTACTGCTTGAGCCGATATTCCTACTTTGTTGTTGTTTTCAATTGCTTCTCGTACGAAATCTTTTTGAAGAATAACATCTTTTTTTTCTAAAGGTATTTCAACACCAAAAAATACAGATGAACTTTCAAAAGTTTTTGTAATAGCTTCATCAATAGTCATTGGTGATTTATTTATTTCTGCATCAGCTTGTTGAAGATAATGTGCAAATGTTGTGATGGGAGATATGGTTTTATATTGTGGGAATCCTACTAGTTCTCCTTCGAAATCTACTCCGGTTATTGCATCTTTTCCACCTGTCAATGTTATAGGACCAGTTGGTGTAGATACAAATGTAAATTCTCCTGCTGTATTTGTGATTGTAGTTCCTACATTTGAAACTACTGTTGCTCCTACTATAGGACCATCAACACCTATACCTGAAAAACCAGCTCCACTAGCCCCTCCTTTAGGTTGCATTTGAGACATATAAAATTCATATTGTCTCTGCTTTTGCTCACTTAAAAGATTATCATGATACAACTGTTCTTTTAAAAATTTTCTTCTCTGTTCTTCTAAAGGTAAGTTTTTTATATCACTTCGTAATACAAAATTTTTCCAATCTAATATCATTTTTTATATATTTTTAATTTTAATTTATTATCTCCTTTTATAACACGATGCCAATGGTGTCTTGGTATAAATATAGGACCATTTAATGAAGTTGGCAATTCATTATCAAGTTGTATTTTCCAATTTGTTTTTCCAAGGATTTCTAAAGTTCGATCTTCATCATCACGATGCCATAACAATTCTATTGGATCTATATTTTCAGAAAATTCACGAATAATATAGGAATCTGTAACTTTTATATCAGTGTAGGGTTTCAAGACTTTTTTTTATATTGAGCTTTTTTAGTATTTTTTACAAACTGTTTACCTTTTTTACCTCCTCTAACTTTTTTAGCTACAGTAGATTTTCTTTCAGCTTTAGTTAAAGATTGAGCTTTGGCTTTAGGTAAACAACGGGTTGTAGCTTTACCTTTTTTCATTGTACCACAAGGTCCAGTTATATTACCTGAGGTGTTAATACGTACCCATTTTTCTTTTTTAAACCAATCACGTAAAGATTCTTTAATAATTTCGTGTATTTGTTCTTCTTTTATACCTTTCCAAATTTTACCTTTTCTACATCTAACTACAGCACCTGATTTGTAGGCAGAGGGTTTGTCAAATTTACGATCAGCAATACGTAAACATCGGTCTCGTTTTTTCTTCTTTTCAGTAAGAACTTCTTTAATTATTTTTTTTAATCTTTCCATTTACATTTCTTTATGGGCATATTCTTTAAATTCAGAAGGAATTTTATAAACATTTACTCCTTTTTTAGTATGAATAGAATAATACCCTTTTAATTTTTTACGATCTGTAAAACTATCATAAGAAAGAGGGTTTATTGTAATATAATTTATATTAGTTTCAAGCCCATGTTTATTCTTAACATATCTAAAAAAACTGTCATTAGAATCTTCTATTGTATAAAGAGGATATTCTTTTTTTGAAAATATTCCTTCATTTAATACTTTATAAACTTCTTCTTTAATAAGTTGTTTTAATTTTAATCTTTCCATTTTACCAAAATCCACTAAAGGATGATTTTAAACCTAACAATTTAGCATAGCGAGGTAGTCTACAAGACCAATATGATGCTTTTGTTCTATCTTTTTTATTAGGGCAATTGTGTCTTTTTGAAAAAGCTCGTCTTGCTTTAGGGTTATTAATTTTTGCTTTTAGTCCACCAGAACCAAATGTAACTTTTTTAATACGTTTGGTTTTAGGGTCTCTAACATAAACATAATATGCCTTAGGTCCACCACGTTTTGGTTTACCAATTGGTGGGTCTTTTTTCTTTTTTGTTTTAGCTGCTTCATTAACTATATTTTCCATAGGTAAACCTAAAGGTACTTTTTTACCTTCATACATTCCATAGTTACCTAAATCAGTTTCTTCTAAAATTTCTTTATCATCATCATTTACATGAATAATTTCACGTAAATATAAATAACGTGCTTCTTGCCATAAATTAAGGAAAGATTCGGAACCATAACGGAATGTGTTTTCGGTTAGTGGTAATTTATTTTGCACGTGATATTGCAGATTTTCCGATAGTATTTGTTTAGGAGCTTTACTTTCATTTAGCATTACACCTTTAAAAGTTGGTTTACTACATCCTCCACATCCACAATCACAACCTTCCTTTTCTTTTGGTTTAGTAGATAATACTTCTTTTATTAAATTTGTTAATCGTGACATGTTTATAAATATTTAAACAATTTGAACCTGCCCAGTCCCTGAGGTTCTAAATGATAATTTGACTGGTTCTGTATCAATACTGTCTCCATCTGTTTTGGCTAAAACACCTTTAATTGTAAAACCTCCAGATTTAGAACTGTCTGTTATTACTATATCTTCTCCTTTAGCCATTTCAGTATTAACTCCTGATGGATATTTTATTTTTCCTGCTTTACTGCCATTATTTTTACCTATCAATTTCCAAAAAGTGGGGTTAGCTTTAGCATCTTGATCAATAGATAAACCATATGAAAATAAACCTGAAAGAGAAGCATCATTTTTTCTTGCTAATAAATTTAACAATTTGTAAGCACCATATTTAGCTTGTAATTGTTTTTTATCTGATGGTAAATTTTCCCAACCATCTCCTTCAAGTTTTACAGGTTGACTATTATCAAAATAATCAATTATGTTCTTTCTATAATTTCTAATAGCTTCTTTATATTGTTTATCTGTGTATTCAAATTCTTCAGATGACATATTATAATCAATTACATCCCCGAATTTTTCTAGGTATGATTTTGCTCTTCCTGGTTGGTATTTTTCTTCTTTTAATGAAATAGAAACTAAAGGAGCATCTGTGTTACCCCATTCATTTACAAATAATTCATTCCAAGGTACAATTGAATCTGTTTCCGTTGGTAATTTTGGTGTTGAATTTACTAAATAAATATCACCTGGATTCCACTTATCAGCTGGGAGGTTTGTTATTTTAGAACATGTTGATCTAATACTATCAAATAATTCTCCTCTATTAGCTTTAGCGTTGGGGTAATCTTCATATAATTCTAAAGCAATTGAGTAAGGATTATTTAAAACACTTCTAACTTTAGATAAAGGGGTTGTAGTATCACCTATTAAATTAAATAATTGATTTATTTTTTCTTGGGCACTACTTTCTACATCATTGAATTTATTTGAGGAAGAATTTATTATTTTAAAATTGTTAGTATAATTTTCAACATCAAAAGGTTTTAAATTACCTCCTTCTTTTAAAATGTTATAAAATACAATAACTAAACTTTCTTTAACTTCAGTATCTACTACTGGTTTTTTAGCGTCTGTACTAACCGCATCTTTTCCTCCAAATTCTTTTGTTTTTCTTAATTTTGATGTTTTAATTTTATTCCCATCTTTATCAATTAGTTCTACACCTAATGAAGGTATTTCACCCTGAAGATTTTTAATAGCTTCTTCTTTATTATCTACTATAAAAGTATCTCCATTTACTAATTCTAATTCTTCATTACTTTGAATTTTTTTTATTAGTATTGAAATTCTATCTTTTGAGGGATTGTTTTTATATTTTATTAATTCACTTTTAGTTAAATTGCTAACTTCAAGTATAATGTCAAATTTTTCCTTTAATATGTTTTCTAACATTAAAATATCCTGTTCATTGTTCATGTCAGGATATCCTTTAGGAAACTTATAAGCTATACTATATAAAAATTTATCTAAAACGTCCATTATACTTTGTCTGCATTTCTTTCTTGCCAATCATAAGATACACTATCTTTTGTGATAGGACCACCTTTAGCCCAAGTTCTACAACTTCTTGCAGAATGACATTTAAAATGGTGCATCCAACAATATCCTAATCTCCCATCTTCATCTGATGTTTGGCCAGGCATACATTCATCCATTCTAGGAGAAATATCAAATGCAACACAATTACCACATAATGATTTTTTAGCTGCTTCTTCTGTTGTATTCCAATATTCAGCTATATCTTTCCAATAGTCACCTGGTTCATCTACATTTAATGGACCATATTGAATGTATTCTGCTTGGATAGAAGCATCTCTATTTTTGGTATTTAATTCAAGGTTTTGAGTAGCAGTAGGACAAGCCATTGCTGCCTCATATAATCTACCTTCTGTTATAAACTTTTTTAAATCAAAATTTTCCATGTTATGATAAAGTTTTAAATATTTCTTCTCGAATAAGCTGTTTTAAAATTCTTTTTTTATTTTCTTTAATTATTTTAGTAGCAAAATAACTACTACTTTTTAATGCTTCTTTAAATTTAGTTAATAAAGGTTCTAAAAGTTTAAATATTATAGCTCCTCCCCCTACTATAGGACCTATAAATCCTATATAAGATTTCCAATCTACTAATTTAGAGGTAATAGTTTCAATAAAATCAGGTCCAACAGTATCTGTTATCCATTTTTTTACACCATCTAAAGGAAGTTTTGTAGAGGCATAAAAAGCTACTCCACCCAAAGCTATTAAAGTAAATAATTTTTTCCATCCTTTAAGACTTGCTATTTTTTTAAAAAATCCTTTTATTTTTGTAACTATAGAATTTAATTTTATTTTTTCAAGTACGTCATATAATTTTTTAAGTTGTTTTTGTACTAAACGTTCTAATGGGTATAAAAAATCATTTAAAAGTTCTCCATTAGATAAAATTTTAGAAAAAACAACAGCAGCATCTTTCCAATCTTTTATAGTATCAACAGCTTTATTAAGTTTTTCTTTTGCAAAACTTTTAACAGTTTTTAAAAAAGTTTCATATAATAATTGTTCTTCTTTTATTAATTGAATTGTTTCTATAGAAGTATAGTTATTTTCATTTAAAAAAATAGTATCTACTCCTAAAGTATTATTAATATGTTTTATAGTTAATTTCATATTATTAAGCCGTTGTGTCTTCTTCTCCTGCTGGTTCTTCAGCTGCTGGTTCTTCAGCTGGTGGTTCTTCAGTTGCTAAATCTCCACTCATGTCATCTTCTGCTCCTTTTTCAGGTTTAACTCCAAATCTTAAAATACGAGCTATTGCTTCAGCAGCGTGTTGTTCTTCTGGGAGGTTTAATAGGTAATATTTTTTACCTTCAATTTGAGCTATAAAACTTCTTTTACCATAAATTAAGTAAAACAGTTGATCATTTTTTAGATTAATTCTAAATGTAGAAGGACGTGGTGCAACCCAATCAATTGAAGCTACAAAGTTATCATATTCAGGTGTTAAAAGATCTACAATAACAGCTTTTAATTCAGGAAACTTAGTTAGTTCATCATATTGAACAGCTTCCTCAGGTGTAATGGTTTTATTAGCATACACCTGTTTAATTAAAATCTTTAATCTACTTTGTAGTGCTTCTTTAGTCATTATCTAAGTTTATTAAATATAGCTTCAGCTACTTTTTTTTTATCTTTCGTAGATAAATAAGCTGCTACAGCCATTTCTTGTTTTTTCTTTTTAGATTTACCTTTAAATTGTGGTGCTTTAGAATCTTTAAAATCATCTATATATGCTCCTACACCCATAGATGGTTTAAGTTTTTCATCAATTATTCCTTCCTCACTCGCGACATCTACCATTGCATCAATTTGAGGTTCTTTCATTTCAAAATCAAGATAATGTTTTGCAGAAACTAACATACCTTTTGACTTAGTAATTTTTGATTGCCACCAATGTGGAAAGTCTACTTCACTATCCATTTCATCAAACTTATCAACCATTTTATAAAGCTCCATAGCATATTTTCCAATACGATATAAATCTGCTTTTAACATACCTGGTTCATCGTCTGTGTGGCCTACATCAACATCTTCTTTTTGCATTGCTTTTCCAATAGCTTTTCTTCTATTCATTAAATAATCATCAGTTTTATCTACCTTTCCATCATTATTAATGTCTTTATCCTCTTTTCCAACAGGATCCATTTTTTCTTTTAATGGTTTTTTTAAGGCGTCTTTGACCATTTCTTTAAGTCTAATTACTAACATATCTGGACCAGCTGGTTTATTCCCTATTTTACCATCTATTCCATACCCACAAGTGCCTTCTTCAATTTCTTTTTCCATAGGTTTTTTTTCTGCTTGTTTTTTAACTTGGTTAACAGCTGTAGCATATGCTACGTTTTCGGCTTCAGGGCCATGGTCTTTAACCAATTTATCTCTCCGAGTTCCAATTATAGCCAAAAAATTGTCATATATTTTTTTGGATTCCTCAGGAGAGAACGCTTCATTGGTTAATTGCTTCATATTAAGCTTTATCTTCAGCAGTTGAAGTTCTTTTAAACTCAGCTGCTAATTTTTTAATTTTATTAGCTGCTCTACGTGCACGTGTACGTGAGACTTTTGTTGTTTTTTCGTTTTCAGCTTCTAAAGCTACTACTTGTTCTTTAATAGCTTCAATAATTTCATTTAAATTCATAGTTTTTATTTTTATAGATTTTATTTTATTCTTCTCCTCCAATATACTCACCTACAAAGAATTTTAAGGTGTTTCCTATTTGAGTAGTAAGTTTTTCGTTGTCCATTCCTTTAGATACTTTTAAAGCTGATATTAAGTGGTCCATAAGATCACCTTCATCACCTTCCATATCAGCAGCTATATCTTCTAATCCACCTCCAGTTTTAGGTTCTTCTTCAGTTTCTGTTTCTTCAGTTTCTTCAGTTTCTTCTTCTTCAGGTACTTCTTCTGTGTCTTCGGGTTCATCAGTTTCTATTTCATCTTCATCTTCTTTAGCTTCGTCTAAAGATTCTTCAAATGGCATGCTACTAAAAGCATCAGCATATGTTTCATATTCATCTGCATCCATTTGTTGTGATAATGAATCTTCATATTCATCCATTTCAGGGGATTCTTCATCTTCAGGCTCTCCCATTTCTTCTAAATGTGGGTAGTAAGATTCTTCATCATCTATATAATCACCGTACATTTCTTCTTCACTTGTACCTTCATAATCTAGTTCAGGATCCATTTCTTCACTTAATTCGTTAATAATCATTTCACGAATTTTAGATTTAAGGTCTGTTGATTCTTCTTTTAAAGCTTTATCAATAGTTTTAGCTTGCACTCCATGTGCTTTAACTGATTTTTTTAATTGTTTAGAAATTTTTTTAAGAGATTTTTCTTCTTTTTTTGATATTTCTTTTTCTTCTTTTAAATAAGGATTTGAATTTTCAATGGTTTTATTTTCCTTTAAAAATTTCTTTAAATTAAAGTTATCTTTCATTTTAAAATATTTTATTATAAATATATAAGACTAATACATATTACAGGAAAGTAATATTATTTTTTTAGATTTTTTAGATATTCAATTCCTTCTTTCATTGCTTTTTTAGCACGTTTTTTATCAATACCACCTACCCATTTTTGAACATCACCAGCTTCAGTAACATAATTATTATTGCTTTCAGAAAGCATATCTTCCATAAAGTTTTTATATTCTTCTATATTAATATCTATTTCTTTATTAAATGTAGTAGTAATATATTCTTTCCACTTACCTTCTGTTTTTAATTTAGTTTCAGTAGCTGCTCTACAATTAACACATTCACCGTAAGCTTTATAATAATGAGAATCTAATTGTCCATCCATATTTTGTTTACACTTAGGACAAAAAATAGGAACCGAAACTTTTTTAAATTTATCTAATTTAGTAATGTTTTCTTTTATACCATCACGTATAGTCCATTTTTTTCCATTTTCTTCCCAAATATCACCTTCTTTATAACTAATGGATTCTTCACCTTTATAACCTATACCTGTAGTAGTTTTATTGCCTGATTTACCTTTTATTAGGTTTCTAAGGCGTTCTACATCACGTTTTTGGAATTGTTTTTTTAATACTGAATCTGACATTATAATCCTAATTTTTTTAGTTGTTGAATAGCATCATCTGCTGATGTATATAATATTCCTGTTCCACCAGAAGAATTCCAAGTATCTATAGTACTTGCTCTATCATCTATAAGAATATCTGTTTTAGTAAGAGTTGGTTTTACTTGATGTTTTTCTTTAGCAAATTTAAAATTTACTTTTGGTGTATCAGGAAATAAATTAGAATGAATTTTACGCAACCATACCATTTTTCCTAACCTAGATTGTTTTTTAATAGAAGGGGCAGTTAGTATCTCATAATCATATTGTGAAACGTAATCTATTAATTTTTTAGCCCCAGGCATTACAGGTATGCCTGCCCAAAATCTGACTTTATTTTCTTCATCTATAAAATCCCAAAATTGGTTCATACCATATTTATCTCTATATTCGTTTGGGGTCATTCCAGATAAATCTAAAAATCGTTGATCAAAATCAGCTATTACACCATCCATATCTAAATAGATAGTATACGCAGATACATCATTTTCTTTAATTAGTTTATATAGATCAAATAAATTAGCCATAATTAAAATTTATCTTTAACACGATCAAGTAATTTTTCATTAAATTCTATTCCATGTCTAAATTTAAATTGTTTTTTTAAGTTATCCACAGGTAAATTTTGACTTTTTAATAAAATATAGGCTCCTAAATCCGCATCTAATTCATCCTTATCAGAACGAGGACCTGAATGGTTCATTATTAAATGAGATATTTCATGAGCTTCAACAAATTTTAAATCATTAAAAGTTAAATTAGAGTCTATAAAAACTTCACCATCTATTATTATAGTTTTAGTTTTAGGTGAATAAAAACCATACCCATATTCTTTAAATAAAGATTTTAAATCTTTATATTTATCATATTCTTTAAAAACTATTGTAATATTAACTTGAGGAGCAAATATGCTTTTATAAGAACGAAAACCTTCATTATCTTCATTTTCTTCTAAACTAGCTAATTCTCTAGCAAACTGGTTTAATCCAAAAGGGTCTTTACCTAAATTTTTATCAAATCCATGTTTATGTTTATAAGGTTTTTCTTTTTCATTTAAACTATTATCTTCCTTTAAATGATATGCTTCTTTATAAGATTTATCTTTATTTTTTAAAAGGCGACTTAATACTTCATCATTACCTGTTAATTTAACAAATTTATCACTAATATATTTTTTAACAGTATTATAATCTTTTTTTAACCACGCAATAGTGCCCTTATAATAATTTGCCTCACCTGCAATTCCCCCATCTTGTTTCTCTCTTGCTAATTTTTTAGCTTCATTTGCTGCTTGGGTCATTAATTTGATTCCATCTTTAATATTTCCATCTTCTACTTTATATTGACCCTTATGCCAAGTATCAATATGTGGTAAATTTAGTGGGTTTGAATCACCTGTATTTTCATTTAAACTAGTAACTTCTTCTCCATCTTTTCCATCTGTATAGTTTCTAAAGACCATATTACCTCTTGTATATGCTTCTCTTTCTATATTATTTAAATGATCATCTTCAAGAGTATTAGTAGTAGTAATATTTTCTAATCTATCTTCTAGTTTTTGAATATGATGAATCATTTCATGAGCAAATGATCTAGCTATATCTTTAGGATGTCTACCTTCGGTATATAAAACTATTGTCATACTATTAGGATTATAATAAGCAGTTCTACCTAAAAATTCTTGAGCATTTTCTTTATCATTATGTTTAAATATTACTTTAGGTAAAGGTTTAATATTCATGCCCTTTTTTAACATATGTTTTGTTAAATCTACAATTTCTTGTTTATAGTCTATATGATTAGAATATGTAGCATTTTCATTTAGTTGATTAGATCTTTTATAATCATCCATATTTTTTTTAGCTATTTCTAAACCAGTTTCATTTACATTAGTTGTAGTTTTTAATGTTTTAGCTAATTGAAGTGCTTTATAATATTTTTGATTTTTATCTCCTAATTGTACCCCTTTTTTCTTTTTATCTTTATCCATTTTTCTTAAACGGGCTAATTCTTTATTAATTAGTGATAATGGGATTTTTTTATCTTTAGGTATATTTAACCTTTTTCTAACTGTACCTTGTTTTAAACTACCTGCTTTTTTTCCTTTAGCAGCCATTTTTTCATAAGTATCACCTTCTTTAACAGGTTTATATGCTGAGCCAAAAGGGGCAGCTTTACCTTTATGTTTAGCTTGAGCTTTTGGGTCTATGTTTTCTTCTAAATTTGGGTTTACAGGAATTTGTCTTACATTTTTAGGACCAAAATTAGTAGGATAAGATTCTATAATATTACTTATTTTAATATCGTTTTCTTCTATAGTAATTCCAAAAGTAGAGGGAGAAACATTAGTATAATAATCATAATAGAATTTAATTTTATCAAAATTAGTATCTATAGCTTCATTAGTTTTTTGTTTTTTTAAACGTTGAGTTTTTTTCTTAGATGCTTCTTTACGTTTTTTAATATATTCAAAAGCAGAACGTAATTTAGCTTTCTTTTGGGGGTCTTTTGTTCTACTTAAGGCAGCTCTTACTCTTTGATGTATTAAATTAATTATTTGAGATTGTCGAGCATGTGATTTAGATTTAAATGAAGTTTTATTTAAAGTATCTATTATATCTTGTCTTGTAGAAAATTTAACTTTAACAGTATCTTTTGGATTTTCATCTGTATACAAACGTCTACCTGATCCTTTAGGTTTTTTACCTGTGCCTTTTTTAGGGTCACCTTCATGTAATCTTTTATTTTTAGATAAATAACGATTTACAGCAGCTTCATTATCTTGGGTATCATCAAATTTTTCTCCTTTAGTAGGATTCCATTCTTCATCTTTTTGATGTACAGTATCATATTTTTCAAACCAACTTATATCTTCTAAATCACGATTTCCTTTTTGATAATCATTCATTACTGTTCTTATTTCCTCAGGAGATAAATTTAGTACACGAGTAAGAAGATATTCTAAACCAATTTCATCTAAAATTCTATTATCATCTTTTTCACCAAAATATTTATCAAATTTAGCATAAAAATTTAAAAAAACTTTATGTGAAACTTTTCCTTGTGGGTGTGAATCAATAAGGGATAATATATTTTCATCAGTTTCATCTTCTTTTCCAATTCCCTTTAATAAAGCTTTGTTAACTTTACTCATATCTATTTTAACAGATTCATTTAAAGGAGTTGAAGTTAAAATATTCCAAATTTCATCTAGATTAGCATTAATAGGTATAAAAAATTTAAAAACTTCTTTATCATTATTTATTAATGCCTGTCTAGCGTTAGTACCACTCATACCACCATCTGGGGTAGATATTGTTTTTAGATTTAAATTAGGGTATTTATTTATAGATACTGATCTAGCTGATATATCTTGTAAGTCATCTTCTCTACCTTCTCTTGCTCCTATAATCCAATATATAGAATCTTCAGGGTTGTCTTTAGCATATCTATAAATATCTCCAATTGGGGAAACTGATTTTTCTACTCTAACTGGTTTATCAATTAAAGGTTTATAATGTTCATTCCAAATTTTATATGCTTGATCTTGTGTAATCCCATCTCTTACTTTACTCCCAACATAAATTATAATATTATCTATTTCAGGATTATCTTTTAAGGCATTTTGAATTACAGCTAAATGGCCTGCAGTAGGAGGTTTAAACCCACCACCAAAAACAGCAGTAACCTCTTTACCTTCTATACTTTCAGGTAAAAGATCTTTAATAAGTGATCTAGTTAACGAATCCATTAATTTTTTGTTTTGCTACATTTAAAGTATCAAATTCACGTTCTGCATTTAAAAGAGCTTTTATATTTTGGTTTATTTGTTCTTTTTTAGCTTTTGATTTAGCCATTTCCTCTGGTGTTTTAGGTTTGCCTTTAGGTTGTGGGAATAATTTTATAATAGAATTAGGATCAAAAGACTTATCAGCATTTTCAGGATCATTATTTATTAAAGTAATATTATTACCAAATTCTTGTTTATATAAATTTATATTTTTCATTACACCATCCCAACTAGCTAAAACAGCTGAGGTAGGTAAACTTCTACCTCTTTGAGCATTTCTTTTTAAAGATACCATAGGAGATACATAAATTAAAACCATAAATGTATCATATCCTAAATCTTCTAACTGTTGTTTTTTCTTAAGTAAGGGTCTTGAGGCAGCACCTGTACCATCAATTATTATGCTTTCAAGATTTTCTAATGCTTGAGCTTCTTTTTCTTTAGTAGCAACCCTAGCTTTACCCATTAATTTACCCGCTGTTGATAATTCTTCAGGTGACATAGAGCCAAAATCTTCTTTACCTAAAGTATCTTTAAGTAATTTTTCATATACATCATCTACATTAATTACCTTAAAATTTTGTAATCCTAACTGATTTAATATATATGTTTTACCTGCTCCTGCAGGCCCAGCCATAAATATAACTTTAGGGGTTTTTTGAGACTCTTTTAGTAATTGAACAAGACTTATCATATTTATAAATATTATAAGTTTCTCTTAGCTGTTGTTTTAAATTCAGTAAACTTAGGAGAATGTGTGGGGTTTTCTAAATCAAATAGTTTTTTTACAGTTTTAAATATATCTAAATTTTCTTCTTGAGAACGTTTTGATTCATACATTTCCCATCCTTTACCTTGCATTTTATCTTTTGAATTTTTTCTTTTACTAGATTTTAACCATAAAATACCATAACGGTTTGCTTCTTTACCAAAGCATTCTTTATACATTTGACCATAGACTGCAGTTTGTAAATCATAAGTTGTTTGTAAATTATTAGATGTTTTAAAATCTATAACCCATAATTCACCATCTATTTCACAAACCATATCACAAGTACCCGCTACTTTAAGTTTATCCGAAAATAAATGCACTTCTGTTTCTATAAGTGTAGGGTTATATTCTTCCCACCACTCAACAAATCTTAAAAACATTTGCCAAACATCAGGATGGTGTTGTGGGCGTCCGTTTTTATCTAAAAAATTTAATTCTTCTCCATTTAGATATGCTTCAATCATTTCATGTGTTTGAGTACCTTCTTCACCTGCTTTTTTAACAATATAGTCAGCACTATACCCTACCTTTTTAAGCCAATCTTCAAAAAATTTACCTTTAGGGTAATAACCTAAAACATATGTTACAGAAGGATAATATTTACCATTTCTACGATAATATCTAGAGTCAGGTAGAGTTATCTGTTGAGCATCTTCTGAAATTTCTAAAATTCGGTTGTAAGATTTTTTAATGTTTCTCTTTTTCATATTAGAGATAATTTTTTCTCCATAAGTGAATATTGAGTTAATGGAGTAACTGTTTGTATTAATTTAGTGAATTTTTTAAAACCTAACTCACTTGGGTCTTTCCCTTGTAATTCAACAAAATAAACTTCTTTTCCAACATTTAAAAGTTGTTCACAAAACTTTAAAGCTTGTTTTATTGCGTCATTATCTAAAGCAATATATATTTTTTCTACTTTAGATTCAACTAGTTTTTTCATTAAACTAGGTTGTATGTTTTTACCAAATAATGGTATAACATTACGTTTAATAGCTATAGCATCAAAAGGTCCTTCACATAATATAATAGGTAAATCCCAATTAATAAATAATTCAAACGGTATAATATCGCGTGAAGCATCAGGATTACGGTATTTTATATAAGGATCTTTTTCAAATGATCTTGCGGTAAAATAATTTAATTTACCATATTCATCATATGAAGGTATAATAATCATATTTGAATATCGTCCATAATCACAATATCCTATATTATATTTTAAAATATCTTGTGTTGTTATATTTCTTTTTTTTAAATAAGAATAAGCATGTTTTGCTATAATATCTTTATTATTTACAAATTTTTTAAATTCTTTAGGTAGTTTTAATTGTTCAACTTTTGTAGAAATAAAATTTTCATCAGATATATTTTTTACTAATTTACCTAGTTGTTGATAATAATCAGATGATACTTTTAATTGCTTAAATAAACTTTTTACAGTTTTACCTTTTTTACCACATACCCAACATTGCCATAAATTAATTCCTTTTTTATTTTCAGTAAAATTAACTTCTAATTTTGGTTTATGATGATGGCAAAAGGGACAAGTATAAGCTTGATTACCTCTTGCAGTACGTTTTCCTCGACCTAAAACCTTATTTACTAGATTAACTAGTAGTTCATTTACCATATTAGATAATGTATGAAATAGATTTGACTACTCAAAATCTTTTCTAAAAAACTTACCTAAAATATTATCATTATAATACATTTCAGGTTCTTCTAAAACTCTATATACAAATAAAACTTGTGTTTCGTAATATGTTAATAATTTTTTTGTTGATGCAAATTTTAAAATTTCTCTAGTAAAATTTTCTTGAGGTTCTGATTTTAATATTTCTAAAAGTGGTTTGTTTGATCCCCAATATGTTTTCCAGTCTGATTCTTTAGTAGCAATTTTATAGGCAGGTTTTCTACCTACTACACCTTCGTATAGGGCTAAATCTTTTTTAGTTAGTTTTACTTTACGATTATGAAATAGTACTTTTTTACCAATATAAGATTTATTGGTAGGAATATGAGTTATTTTATAAATAAATCCGTAAGTATTATTTGGAAAATGAGAAAGATCCTCAATTTGTTTTTTATTGTATGTCCAGTTCATGATTTTATAAGTCTAAGTTAACAAGAATTGATGTATCCGTAACTTGGGAAATTGGGAGGGGTTGGGCTAATTTTGCTACCGCAATTAACTCTTTAGCATTATTATATAGTCCTACTGTAGTTATATATGGAGTAAAATATGAACCTGTAGCAAAATCATATAAAGTACTATCTGAAGAACTTCCTGATATTATTGTAGGGTTTTGTGTAAAGTTAAATTCATTTTGGCGTAATGTGCATTTATATTGTGATTCATAGATGGTAGTTGTACTTGTAAATGAACAGGTTGTATTTAATCCATCCCTCATATTTTCTAAATCATTAGCATTAACCCCCCATTCTTGTTGGGTTAATATCACCATACCATGTTCATAAATTATATTACCTACATTAATGCTAGCTGAGAGTAGATTACCATTTCCATCATCAGTTACAGTAGCATTTGTTTCCCAACTTGAAGCATCTTCATTACATTCTAAAATAAAAGATCCAGGTTTAATATGCTCACCATATAAATTAGATGGAATAGAAAAAACTAATACTTTAGTCGATGGTGATGTGGGGAAAAATCTAGATTGGGTTAAAGTAGTAGATAAATAATTATAATAATTTGGTGTAGAAGCAGGACCTGTTATAGTTCCATCAATATTAAAAGAAGCAGTATTTGCTAAAGAACCTGATATATTTCCTAGAAAATTAGAATAATATAGATTTTTTATAGAATTATATACTAATGATTCATATTGGGTTGAAACTAAACCTGTAGGGAAACTAAAGCTAGAGGTTTGAAAAAGTACCCCACGATCTCTTCCTATATATCTATCTATTCCAACATTAGATGCTGTAAATTCAGAATTTCCTTTAAAAGTAAAAGATTTATTTACTTCAAATGGAGTAACAATTATATCTGAGGTGGTAAATGGTTTGTAAATACTCATTCATCTTAAAAATCTAATTTAACTCTAACAAGAGACTCTTTTGTAAAATCCTTTAATAAAGGTCTTGATAATTTAGCTACAGCTAATAATTCATTACTGTCATTATACATTCCTACAGTAGTAGCATATACTTGAGGGTGATTAATAAATTCATTGTATATTACTTCTCCAGTTGATCCTGATATAAAAGAAGGGTTTTCAGAATAATTAAATTCACTATTTCTAGACCTAACAAATATATAATCAGAAGTAATAGTTTCCTCTGAATTTAATTGGAAAGATTTTCCTAGAATTATGGAGTCAACTAATTTTTTATTATTTACTGATATTGCAGTAGAAGTTCTTACTGCATCTACATGAATAGATTGGGAAATTGCTTGAGGATTTAATAAAATTGTTCCTAATTCAGGAAATACTAGTCCATAAGATCCAGACCCTGGTACATATCCACTATTTGCTAATGTACCTGCTGTACCGTTTGATCCTGAAATTAGTTGGTAAAATTTAGAAGATCCTAAAAATCTATTAATAGGGTTATCTTTTGAATCATCTGTTAAATTAATTTCACCATTTGAACCTGATAATTTTAAGTTTAAGGATCCAGCAAATAGTTGTTCTTTATATCTTGCTCTGTCAATACTAATTACCCAGTAATTATCTGCTGTATGTATATTAGTACTAGAACCAAAAATAAAATTTTTATTTTCATCTTCTAATATCATTGATCTATATTGACCAAAATTAGTTAATGAAGGGGATTTAGATGGAACGGCACTATTATACAATATACTACCACTTCCTTTAGAATCGGCATAAGCAATTTCAAATTGAGTTTGTGATGTTGCACTAGTAACATCGGCTTGGTAAACTGATAAATAATAATCACCTGATGATCCGGCAATTTGAGTAGAAGATGTAAAAAATTGAGATAATGTAGGTGACTCTGTTGACCATAAAGTAGAAGTAATTGAATCACTACTTACTACAAAATCTTCTGCGTCAAGTCTTTTAAATGACATAATTTATTTTTTAAGTATTTATTTTATTAATAGTTACAGGAATAGTTAATCTTGCCCCACTGTCTAAACCTACAAATGTAATTGTTGTAGATAATGTAGAATTAGTTCCAAATAAAGTATTTACAGTTGTTGCTCTTAAATTTATTTGAGAACCAATTACTGTTCTTGAAACGTTAGTTCCTAATGTAGTAGTAGAGGTATTTGCTGATTGGGCTGCGTCTGTATTAATTCCAATACCATTAAATGTAGACATTAATCTTACATCTGAAATTGTAGCTGAATATCCACTAGTTTCAAATGCAGTAGCATTTCCTAAAAAGTTTAATGTTTGAGGTGTTATCGCAAGTGAAGCACCTTGTTTTAATGTAATGCCAGAATAACCTAAATCAAGTACAGGTAATTTAGCTGTTCCACGAGGTAAAGTAGCTAACTTATATTTCATTATTTGAGTTTCAATTGGAAATGCCTCAAGTAATGGCATATTTTCAATTGCTTCTCCATAAAATGTTGATCCTGAAGGGTGTGTTGGGTTATAAAGAGTATAATCTATTTCATCATCTGCTAAAGCAAATTGTGTAATCTGAAAAGAGCCATCATTTTTAGCTAATAGTTCTCTTCCTTTTTTTGTTAATATAGCGTCAACTGTTATGACTTGGTTATTTAAATATCCCATTTTATGTTTTAATTATTATTGCAATATACTAATAAATATTACGAAAGCAAGTTCTTTTCAGTAAGAATCGTAATATATTCATCTATACTTTTGTTTAGTTTTGGAACTGAAAATTCTGGGGTGACAATATGTGGTCCTTCTGATCCTATAGGTTTAAAACCTTCTATAATAACTTGTGAGGCATCATCAACATATCTTCTAATAAGAAAATGATCTAAATTAAATTGATTATTTAAACTTGCACTTATAGGTAAAGGGGAATTTAAATGTACTTCAATTGATCCTGTTTGAGTTAGTCTACCATTTCCATCAGTAGAAGGTCCATATACTTTTTTTACCATAAAAGTAAATCTTTCATCTCCTTCAAATCTAAATTCATCTCCCTTTTTAATAGTAAAAGGTAAAGCAACTGTATTAAATCCTGAATTTGTAAGATGTTTTTGTTTTATTTTTAAGTTTTCAAAACTTTGTATTAAACCTGCATTTGAAGATGTTATTACATTTCGAGTATTATTTTCATAATAAAACTCCCATAATTGATTTTGATTAAAAGGGGATGGAATATTAATAGAAGGTAAGGATGGAGGATTTTGTTGAACAATAAATTGAGAATTTGGAAATACGGTGTAAGTATCTGATCCAAATAAACTAGAGCCTACAAAAATAAAAATTTTATCTCCAACTTCAAGATTAGCAGATGAAATAGTTATAAAACCCTGCCCTGTTCCTGTGCCATTAGAAAATGATTCTAGTTCAACAAAAGTATCATCTATTTTAGGAGCATAAATAGTATAAGTATTATTACTTATTCCTCCAAGATAGTTTTTAGCATAAAGAATTTCTTCATTATTTCCTGAAGAGTCTACTTTTTTTATAGAAACATTCATATTTACACTATCTGTAGGGTCTTGATTGGTTTGTCTAAAAATTATTTTAGTTCCTATAATTAAATCTAAACCCTCATTTACTACAGCAGATGTAACAGTATATGCTGAAGAGCCAATTCCTGCAAAAGTTGATAAATTTGTACCTAAAACAGTTGAAGAAAATTCAACAGCATTTTGAGCATTAGTAATACTTAAACTAAATGCTTGAGTATCTGCTTTATTATACCTTCCTTCAACATTAGTAAAGGATCCTGGGTTTGATGGGTCAATATTATCAAATTGTATTACATTATTTCCTGTTTCCCAATGAACGTTAGGTAAACTACCACTTTGAGTATATAAAATTGGTTCAATTCTTGCTCCACCTCTAATTATTTTTCTATAAGCTGTTTCTTCTCCACTTCCAGGTTTTCTAGAACTAATTAAAACTCTTTCACCTGTTTGAAATGTACCCTGTACATCTTCTAATGAATTTTGTGATGTATTTGGTATTTTTACGTCTCCATTTTCATCAATTAAGTATTTAATAGCAACAGTAGAAGCATTCATTCTTTCTGGGGGCCAACCTGATATTCCAAAAGTTTCTTCATTAGTATAAATAACCATTCTTTTTAAACTTTCAGCAGTTGGTGATTTACCATAAGTACCTTCATCACCTTTTGACCAAGTATTTAATTTTTGGGAAGTTGATTTAGAACCTTCATAACGTGGTATTACATGTCTTCGTGTTGTATAATTTGATATTTGAACTTCTGCTCTAAGTGCACTACCGCTTATTAATAATTCAAAATTAGAAGGTTCTGTTATACCAGAAGAATAATCTATATCCATAAATTTATTATGTCTTCTGTTTGTATCTACATTATTATATAATGGTTGACAATCTATATCTCTAAAGAAATCATTTGAACCAAAATTTGGTTCAGGAACAGTTCCTACATTAGAACCTATAGCATCTGAAGAAGTTATAAAAATTTGAGAGCCTGTAAATGATCCTATTGTAGTACTAAAACTTGCATTTCTTGCATGTACAATAATTCTAGTACCAGGTATTGAAGAGGTATAATCACATCTTAAATTTAAATTTGCTCCTATAGAACCACCTGAAATAGTTTGTTCATCTAGTTTATGCATTCCCTCTAAAAATATACTATTGTTTGGGTTAACAAGAGGAGATTCGTTTACAAATATTGCTACCTTTTGACTTGTTCCTCCTGAGTTAGAGTAACTTCCAGTTACTATAATATGAAGGGGTTTTTGTGGGTAAGTTTTTAAAACTAATTCTTCGGTAGTACTATTATAAAAATTTTGAGGGTCTGTTTCGGCAGAAACAATAGGTACAATTCCTATTCCAAGACCCGATGGGGTGGTAACACCAACAGGTGTAAGTTCAAGAGATGAAGTAGTAATTGATCCAGTAAAATTATATTTTAAGTCTGCTCTATCTGCCCATTCAACATTTGTATAAGGGACACTATATAAAAAGAATGTTGGTTTTTCGGTTATAGTTATAACATTATAAGTAATATCACCAGTACTAAAAGGTATAGTAATTTCTGTTAAAGATTGGAGAATATTAGTTTGGTCTATTCCACTTCTATCAATTTTAGCTATTTTTATATATCTAACTCCTTCTGTAGCCATAATTTTAAAATTTTAATTTCTGGTATCTTCTTCTGATGTTGGGTCTGCAGGTGGTTCTCCTCCTGATCCATATCCAGGTACAAAATCATCTATTGGTTGTGGTGGTAAAGGTGGAACAGTTGTATCATTATTATTTTGATACCACATTGAAATATACCCATTAGTAGGATGGTTAGTATCTTTACTCCATTCACTATATAAATAATCACTACCACTATATATTCTTACTCCAGCATATATTATTCCTGTTGAACTAACTTTTTTATATTTATTACAATGTGCATTTAAATCTTGAGTTGATACTGTAATTTGAGATCCACTAAAAATTCCATCATAAAATTCATCTTGGTTTGTGTAAGTTTTTATAGCAGACCCAGATAAAGTAGGAACAGTTTCACTCCAACTTTGTGTTATATTAAACTTATTATTAGGGCCATTACCTAAAGATCCTAAGGGATGGAATTGAGTTCCATTAACTACATCAAATACCCCTCCTGTTCCTCCTACAGCATTAACTATTTTACTTCCTGTTTTATAATTGTCCCATTGAGGTTTAATTGTACCACTAATTTCAAGATTTGAAAATGATAATTGTGGTTGAGGATATTTATTTCTTTCAAGTAAATGTTGTTTTACAACTATACCCGAAGCAAGACTTGTACGTGCAGGTACAAAATCTTTAATCATTTTAAATAATGAATTATCAAAAAACTTTATTAAACGTACAAAATCTTTTAAATTATAATTTTTAGTATATTTTTCAAAATACTCATCTCTTAAATTATCTAAATCAGGATATGAAGTAGCTGATGAAGATCTTAATCTTGGATCACCAATATATTCTCCTATATCAAAAAATCCAATTTGACTCATTATATCTTCATTTACTTCATTTTGTGGAGAAAATGCTACTTCTAAATAATTTAAGTTAGGAGTATAACTTTGAGATATATTAGCCATTTGAGATAATGACATATAAGGTGATAAAGTATTACCCTCAGGTATTACATTATTTTCAATTCTAATTTTATCTCCAACTATATTTTTTATACCTACTATTGGTTGATCAACAAAAAATGTTTCTACATTAGGTATAAATGTAGGAGTTGTATTATAATAAAAGTTACTATCACTAGCAAATGATTGAGTTGCAATCCATGATCCTGTAACTTTAGGGTGGATTGAAACTGATCCTGTATAAAGTTCTCCTCCTAATGGGGCTCTAAAAACTAATTGTTCAGGTGAACTATTTATAGTATTACCTTCAGTTGAATAAGGATTCATTACATAATCCCTAAATACCTCATCATTTATAGGAGACATATAATATCTAATTTCTTGATAAGAACCCGAAAGAGGGGTATAATTAGACAATATATTAGTAGGAGGTGGAAAATGGCTTGTATGATTATTTCTTCTCCATCCCTGAGGTTGGGTGCCTGTAAAATTAACAACACTACTAGAGTAAAACCCTAAGGTAGTTCCATTATTTCCATCTTTATATATATTATTAGCTGATTTTAAAGTATAATTTCTTGATGTATCATCATCTCTACTTATAGCTACAGACCACCAATCTCCATCAAAAAAGGGTAAATAAACACTAGCTGTTTGAGTTGTATCATTTGTATTAGGATAAAAATCTAAATGAGCATATTGGTAATAAGGATCTATTATCGAACCTGAATAAGAACCACTAATATAAGCTGAGTTTGTATATCTTAAAGTTAAAGCGGTTTCTCCAAGAGCCCCACTTACACTCCATAAACTTTGTGATCGTGGAATATTTGAAGTAGGCAACCCATTAGTTTTAAATCTAAACATTATTTGATTTGGAACACTTGGAGCACTATAAGGAGAAGGACGAGTAAAAGAAGAATTTATTCCCCATGAAGAAGATATATAATTACTTCCAGTTGTTGAAAAAGCATAATTAAATTCCCTTTGCCAATGGTCCCAATCATTTACATTAATTTTATCTTTACCTCCATATTCATTTATCCTTAATATAGTATCAGGAATACCATAAGAAGTTATAAGAGCGCGCAAACCAGGTAAAGTACCCTTTGATTTTAATAAATATGGTATGTTGTGATAAATTCGTTTATATAACGATTTATTTACATCATCTAACGGTATATTATCATTAGAAGCAGATATAAATTGATCTATATATTCAAACCCTGATGGGGTAGGTAATGAACCTGTTATATTTGGGAAAGGAAATAATCCTCCATCTGGAGTTAATCCTAAAAATGCTGTATATAAGTCATTATTTGAAAAATTATTTTGATATAATTTAACTCCAAATTCTTTAATAGCATCAGCAACTATATCTTTTGAAATACCTTGATTTAATCTATTATCAGTATTATATTTTTGGGTTAGTTCTTTATAATAAATCCAAATATTATCATAATGTTGGGCAACCATATCAACAAATAATTCATATTGCGTATTATCAGGATCATCTCTTAAATATTCAGGAATTGAAAATTTAAGGTTATCTTTATTTTCATTATCAAATAGTGAAGCTGAAAGTATTAAACCACCATATAAAGGACTATTTTCATTTATACTTCCAAACCAATTATTTACAGCTGTACTATTAATTTTAGCTAATTGGTAAGGTTTAGTAGAAGTTGTTTTTGGCCATGCTATAGAACTACTTTCATAATACAAAAAATAATCATACCCATCAAAATTTTTAATTATATCACTAATTTTACTTTCAAAAACCGCTTTACTTCCACTTGTATTAACTGAAGAGGTTATATTATTTAAAAGAGCTAATGAGGAAGAATAATTTTCTATTAGTCCTATTTTATAATAAAAATTTTCTAAACGAGTTTGAGCTGAACTAAAATGTATAAATTCTTTAAATTGTGTATAATCTACATTTATACTAATTTCTTTTTTATTTAATAAATTATTTATTTGGTCTAAAGAACTTGATTGTTTAGTAGAAATTAAATTAGTATAAGAAAGTAAATCTGTTGAATTATTTACTTGATTTTTTATATCTAAATTAAAATTAGGCCCACTAATTATTACATTATTATTATTAATTTCTATTTCTTCTTCTTCAAATTTTACTTTATAAGCTCTAGATTCTTCTAATAAAGTTACAATCCATAAAACATCTTTTAAATTAAAATTTAAAGGTAAAGGATTATATAATTTAATTAATATTGTTGGGTTTGATAGGTCACTATTATCTAATCTAATATTATTAGCTACATAAAGTTGATTACTACCAAAATTTATATAAAAATCTAAAAAATAATCACTATTTTCCCTTTGTTGTATAAGTTCAAGAGTTTGGTTAGTTAAGTCTTCATTAGAAAGATCATTACTATCTAATCTAATTTCTGTTCTATCAGAAGATATCTCAGATATATATAAGTTTTTAAACTCTGATCCTATTTGTTTATTAAGAAAATTAAAATATGTTATAAATTCTCCCTGGTTAAGGCCAAGACTAATTAGAGCATTTTCAGGGTCTAATTCAATTTTAGATACTTCATTAGTTAAAGCAGATTGTCCATCATTTATAATACGGTATTGAGAAAAAGATGGGTCATTTAATAATAATTCATTATTAGAATTATACACATTTAATTCTATGTAGCTTTTAATTGAAAAAGAAGTATTAATTTCTTGGGAAGAAATTAAATTATTATCTTGATCTTTATACCCTTGTGGATCAAAACTATCAGTGTCTACTATATTAACTTCTGTTGCCATTTTTTATGTATTAATACCCACTACTACTGTTTCCTCCACTATTTGATCCTGCTGTGGGTGAAACTGTTGGTGAAGTAGTAATAGGAGTTGTTATAGAAGAATTATTTTCATCTAAACTCATTTCAGTTTGAGATTCTATTAATTGTTTTTGAGTATCTAATAATTCAGTTCTTAATTGTGCTATTTCATTTTGTAAAGCTTCTATAATTTCATTTTTTTCTTCAAACTTAATATACTCACTGCTTTTTTTAATTAAAAATTCATGAGAATTATTTTCCCCTAATTCATTTATATTATAAAATAATTCATTATACAATTGAAAGAATTCTGTTACTGTTGGTTGTTGTTGAAGGATTTCTTCAACAGATTCAACTCCTAATTGTTTAAAAGAAGTATCAATAACTTTTTCATATTGTTTTTTATTAAATACTTGTTTACTAAATTCTATATTTTCACTCATCCATTAATAACTTTAAAATAATAATCATCATCAAGTATTAAAGTAGAATTATTAATTTCAGTTTTAATTAAAACTTTATAATACCTTTCAGGCTCTAAACCATTCATATAAACATCAAAATAGTTTCCTCTACTATCAGAACTAATTTGTGTATATTGAGTATCGAAATTAATAACAAATTCATTAGTAGCCAAGTCTTTTATTGCATAAAATGAAGAAGTTGGTAAATAATTAATATTAGTAAATAAAGAACTAGTTTGATATGTTCGAGTTGGATATAAAGGACTTACATTTATATAAAATCTATTTACACTACTAGGAAAAAATTCTCCTGGATTATCGTCTAATGACAATTTTAGTTGTGAGGTTGAAACTATTGAAGCAGTAGAAGGAGAAAATAAAGAATAATCTCTCCATCTAAATTCAAGTAAAGGAGGGTAAATAGTATTAGTATCTACACTATAGTATTTTAAAATAGGTTGTATACTACTACTAGGATGAAATTCAGTACTAGAACTTAATTTAGTTAAAAACCCATAGTTAGGAATAGATCCACTATACCATAATTTTGTAAATTCTTTAACATTTAATTCTAAATCTTTATTAGATCTTAACCCAAAAGATTCAGTTACTTGAGGAATTAAATTAGAAGAAGTAAAAAAACTACCACCTCCTAATGGAGAATTTAATGGATCAAAAGAACCAGTAAAACCATATCCTCCTACACTTCCACTCATATCCCAACTAGATCCAGAAAGAAAATCTCTAAATTTCCATGAAACACCATCATTAACTTCAGGTATATCTAAATAATGACCTGTACCATTATTCCAAGACTGTGCTACAGCAAATATTTCTAATTCAACATCTGCATTTATACCTTGGGCTGTTGAAATATAATTTCTTAAAAATACATCAAATGTGCTGTTCGAAATTTTATTATTTATAGTATCTTTAATTTCATCTGTATCAAATTCAATTAAATATCTTGCAACATCAGGTTTAAGATCTATATTTCTAATATTAGAAACTTCAAGTATAGCATCTAACCCTGTATTCATTGAGGGGTATAAGGAATAAAGAGTAGCATCTTTAGTAGGAAAGATTTTATAAACGGCCATTTATAATGTTTTATTATAAATATACAGTTACAAAGGAACTACCCTGCCTTTAATATCTTGGTTAGGATATCTTATTTCAAATATACTAGGATCTAAAGAAGGGTAAATTACTTGGTTTTGAGTAGCTCCATCTATATCATAAGCATATTGAGAATAACCTAAAGTTGTTCCTACTTTATTTTGAATTAATACATTTTTTACTGTTTGTACTCCTTCTATTTTATCTAGTTTAATATATAAATCTCTTATGAATATCGGTTGATTTAAATCCCAATTTTCTATAGAAAAATGAGATTGAATAGAAGTAATACATTTAGTTAAAACATCATTATTATTGTAATTAGGTAGTACTATAATTTCAAACTCAATACCTATATTTACAATATAAGCATCTTTAATTTCAATACTATCTCCTATCATTCTATACTGAGATAAATAAGTTCTTAAATTTTGTTTTAAAACATCTCCAGCATAATCTAACTTTCCAGCACCATTTAAAGATAAAACATATAAACACAAAGTTTCAGAAGTTGAAATTTGGTTATCAGTTAGTTTAGGTTTTTCAATATAAGCTTTAGAAATAGAACCAAAATCTGAGGGCATACTTAAAGCTCTAATTAAGTAATCTTCTGATGTAACTGATCTTTTTTGGGAAGAAATTAAAGCTAAAGTATTTTGCCTAATTTCTTCAATTGTATCTCCTCCTTTACCTCCTGTAGCAGGTTGTGGGTTATTTACACCTATAGAATTTCTTATATAATTAGAAGTTGAAGGATTAATATTTACTGATTGAAATTTAGCACTAATATTATCTATATTAGTTAAAGTATTAGCTGCAACATTTGTAGAAGCCCCTCCACCTACTAAATATCTTACTCTTAAAGTAGTATTAGAAGGTGATATCCCATATGTTCCTGTATATAAAAAATTAGTTGGGGAATAAGCAGCAGTTAACTTTTCTTGTTTAAAAGGTAATCCTATACCTACATTATTAGGATTAGGGGTAATTTCTTCATCATTATCACTAGGAGAACCTACTCCAAATTGAAGTTGAAGATTATTTAAAGATGTAAAACGGGAAACAAATCTATACTGTGATTTTAAAAGTTTTAAAATATAAGGAGCATCATTACTTCTATTAGGATCATTAATATTTGTATTTTTTACAGTTTTAAAAACCATTTCTTGTCCTAAATTATCTACTTCATACCATATATTACCATCTAAATCTGTAATATCTAAAATTTTAATAATGTTATTATCTGAGATATTTAAAGTTAAAAAAGGTTCAGGGGTAGTTATAGGGAAAGATTTTGTAACAATAGTAGAAGAAATAGCAGTTCTTTTTTTCTTTAAAAGAAAATAAGCGGGTTGATTTCCTGTTGTTTGATAAATAGATACTTCTGTAGGGTCTAATGAACTAGACCTTGAAAAATCAACTGATTCTTGGATTAAAAAATTTTGCCCATTTCCACTTATTGTAGAATTAGAAGAAATTTCTAAAGCATATTCATAATCAGGAACAAAATCACTTCCTACAGATTTAGCAGGCAATTGTTGAAATATTTCTAATTCTACTTGGGAAGTTCCTGTAGTTTTAGGTTTATAACCAAACATATAAGCTAATTCAAAAAGATTATTAGTTTGCCTAGTATATTGAATAAAATTTTCTTGAAGTTGGTTATCTAAATAAAAACTTAAAACATCACCTACATATGATGCTTGTTCCATAAACATCATTCCTAAAGAAGATATAGAAAAATTATTAAAAGTGTTAGGAAAATAAACTTTAGAATAATCTATTAATCTAGATCTAAAATCATTAAAATCACGATTTATATATTTTATATCTCTATTTAATTTTTCCATTTTTTAATATTGAATATTTATAGTATCATTAATACCTGTGTTTAGAATAGAATATTTTAAAACTACTACTATAGTATTATTATCTTCTTGTTTTAATACATCTAAAGATTCTACATTAATATTAGTAAAATACTGTTCTAATAAAGAATTAATAGTATTTATTAAAGAATTAGTATTATTATCTTCTATTTGTTCAAATATATATGTTCTTAAACCTGCTCCAAAATTAGGATTTAAATATCTTTCCCCAGGATTAGTTAAAAAGAAATTTATTAAATTATTTTTTATAGCATCTTTAGTTTGAAAATTAGGCTTAAAAACAGCATTACCATTTAATGGAAGATTTATTCCAATAGTTTTATTAGGGTTTAAATCATTAGGGTATATTTGTTTTGGATTAAATGCCATTATTTAGAATTTAAAAGTCCCATTATTGTATTCATTTTAACTTCTCCACTACCTAAATCTCCATTTATAGGATCTACTCCTTGTGGATTAAAAGAAGAAACATCTTTACTAGTCATACTTATAGCAGTTTCACCTATTATATTCGCATATTTTTGTTTTACATCCATAGTAGGTTCTGTGTAAGTAGGTTTTGGAGATGGGGGAGGGGATGTAACAGGTTGTATAGATTCTCTTACAACTTGTGTTTTAGGAGCTTTAACAGCTTCTAATAAAATATCCTTTAATTCATCTTGAATTGCTTCTTTTACTGCTTCTTTAATTAATTTTTTAAGTACTTCGGTTTTCATATATGTTTATAAATATAGGGTTAATCTGCTTTTAAATTATTTTGTTGTATATAAAATACTAGTTCATCAATAAGTATTTGGTCAATTGAGCTAAAAGAATATTCTCCTTTTAACATTATTACTCCTTGTTTATTTCGAGCTATAGCTCTTCTACGTTTTAATGTATTATTTGTTTTTTCAGTTTCCACTCCCATTTCAAATCCATTTACATTTGTTACCACGGGTGATAATTGTTGAGATTGTTCTTGAGTAAAATTTAATAGTTCTGATGATATTTGTTCTTGAGTTAATTCTAAAGAAGAACTCCCATCTAAAGAAGAACAATATTGAGTTACTAAATCTAAAAATTTTAATATATCTAAAACTTGTTGTAATACGTTCCTTAATAATCTTAAAATAGATAATAATGAAGAATTAGCAAAGTTTAATTTTTTAATTAATTCATTTAAAAATCTTATAGTTTTTTGTATACCATTAATTACATTAACAGGGATACCTACACCTGGGGGGATAGACGTTGGTAAAGGGAGCATTTCCAAAATTGGGAGTGTAACTGAAGCTGGGGTTAAAATTTTATCTGTAAATTCAAGTGATTTTGTTGTTCTATCTATAACTTTAAAGACATTATTAATTTGTTTTACAAGTTTATTTTTAGTTTCTATTATTTTATTTAAATCTTCTTTTGGAGGGCAAGTTATAAGTTGTTTTAGTTCATCTGTTATACCATTTTTATTTTCTTCTATTAATTGTTTAACTTTAGAAATACCATATTGTGCTAATAATCCAAGTAATAAAGGAATAACTAGTTTTTTTAAATCATCTATAGATATATTTAATTCTTTTTCTATATTAAATTCAAAAGTTATATCTTTTTCTACGTATTCCTTAGTTTCTTTATCTCCAAATTTAAAAAATTCTCTTATATCTTCAAGTAAAGATATTTCAGTTGAATCTAATTTAATAATTCCTAAATTCTTTTTAACATCTGATGTTGATGTATAAGGAATAATTGTTAAAGGAGAATATTTTCTTTTAATAACATTTAATGGGAATTTAGTAGGGTCAAAAGGGGTGTCTAATATTGAAGGAATTTTTATTTCAAATTCTCCTTTTTTATTGGTTCTTTTAGGTACTTTTAAAACATTTGTAACAGTTACTCCTTTTATAGGTGCAAGAGTTTCAGAATCTACTATTATACCTTTTATAGGGACAAATTCAATAGATTCAGGAATTGGAGATGAACCTGTTTGTGGGGTTGATGATAAAAGATCTGTGGGAGGTACACCTAAAATATCTAAAACTTTAGATAAATCAATTGATGATGTTATTTCAATTGAAGATGTTATTTCAATTCGTGCTTTATCTTCAAACAAATCTGAATCAGCCATTATTTAACTTTAGAAGTATTTGATTTTAAACAATTTGATGATGTTTCAGGGTCAGTTTCGTTTAAATTTAATTGATCTAATAAATCTGTTAATATAGATTTAGTATTTGCAGCTACAGAGTTATTAGAAGTAATTAATTCTCCTTTTGGCCAATTTTTTTCAACTTCTAATATTCCAGCTAATTTTTTTACAGATTCAACTAAACTTTTAAGTAAACTAACAGTAACATTACCCTTTAAAATAGGTTCTTTAGCATCATTACCTCCTAATCTAATTTTATTTGAATCAACATAAAAAGCAGGGGTAGTTATACCAACACTACCTTCAACAGAGACTGATAGTACATTTTTAGCACTTAACAAAATACTATCTTCTTGAGCATCAATTACTATTCTATTTGAATTAATAGCTATTTGATGAGAAGCATATTGACTAGGGACTATAGGTTGAGAATCTGTAGGGAAAGCACTATAATTTTCATTACCTGCAACTTTAAAGTCTTCAAGTTGTTGGGTTGAAGATAAATAGATTGAAGACCCATCATTTCTAATATTTTCTTTTACACTTTCAAATCCTTTAGATGGAAGAGTTTTATCTTGACCATTTCTAATCAAAGTAATAGGATTACCATTATTATTGCTAAATCTTATACTATTACCATTTCTTCCTTCTATTATAGTATCTCCCGCTTGAGGTATTAAACTTCTAATATTAGCCTGTTCAACAAACTTTTCTTGAGAATTATCTAATGGACTATTTAAATTAGCTTGAAAAAGTTCTTCATTTTCTTCTATTATTTCTCCATTATTATTAGATAAATAACTATTATTTTTTGTTTTTGACTTTGAAGTCATTCGAGGATTTGAATTTTGATTTGGAGTATTCCATATCTGAATAGGAGAAGAATAATAATATTGATTATCAGAACTATTACTAGAAAATCCTTTTCCTGGGGATTTTGTTAGAGAAACTATTTCATTTACAAGAGGGTATTTTGTAATAGAAGAACCAGGTAAAGCAAAATTACTAACAGGTTCAATAGGTTGATTAGCAGTATAACTTTCAAAAAATATAGCTCCTATACCACTAAATTTACCTACTTCATTAAATCTAGGATGTGATTCATTTAATACTATATCAGTAACTCTTACTATAACATTATTACTATTTAATTCTTTTAAAATTTTATTTAATTTATCTTGATTAGAAGTTGATAAATTTAAAGTTGATTTTGAAGAGTTTACTACACCTTGTTGAAAAATAGCCATTATCCTTTAGGTTTAAATTTTTCTATTTCCTGTAAAAGTTGTTTTTTTTCATCTTCAGTCATGCCAAATCCTTCTTCTTCTGATTTATTTGAGGATAAAGCACGTTGAATAATAGTAGACATTTTAATTAATTGTTCATCATTTTTAATGCCTAGTTCCATATATTCTTTAATTAAAGGAACTACTAAAGTAGCATCACCAATATCATTAATTAAGGGTTTTAATTCACCTATTAATGCTGATATTTGGACTTCTTTTTTCTTTTGATTGTCGTAAATTTCTTTTAGAATATCAGAAAATTTCTTTTTACCAAAAATGTTTGATTCTAGATTTCCCATACGTTTTATTTGGGTATAAATATGAAAAATTAAAAAAATTAGAAATTAGTATACCCGTTTTCTAAATAAAATATATAATATTTTTTAAATATTGCATATAATTGTTTAGCAATTTTAGTAATTTTTGGAGTTTTTACTTCAGGTATCATTTCATGAATATAAATGTATAATGCTTTTTTATTAAAAACATCAATACCTTCTCTTTTTCTAAATAATTCTAAAATTGAGTCTGCTATTCGAGCATCAAATGATTTTGGAAATAATGTATATATATTTTCAGAAACATATTCTATATACTCATCCATAAATATAGATAATCTTTCTTGTGAATTTGATAATTCTAAATTATAAGAATGTGAATCATCTTTTTCTAATTCTCCTACTGGAAGAGTTGCTATTTTCTTTTTGTAGTTTTTATCATTATATAATATACACCATCTTTTTACAATAGTACCAAAATATGAATAAGCTTTAGCTCCTTTTGAAGGATCAAATAAATGTATTTTTGATAATAAAAAAACTATAATTTCATGTTGTAAATGCTCTAAATTATCAACTTCAGTATGGTAAAACTTAAAAGTATGAATAATATTCTGTGTTAATTTAAAAAAAGGATAATGAATTTTATCCTCATATATTTTACTTCTTAATTCAGAATCAGAAGTGCTATTATACAAAACAATAGCATCTTCTGTTTCTTGGGTAAAATAATTTTTACTTTTTTTTCTTCTTTTTTTTTTAATAGGCGGCATATTATTTAACTTTTTTTACTGTAAATTCATTTAATATTTCTTGAATTTGTAAAATTGAATCAAATATAACCCCTACATCATCATCTTTTTCAAATATTTTTCTGTTATCTACTTCTTTTAATTTTTTATTAGAAATTTCAATTACTCTAGAAAATTTATCTAAATATTCTATATAACCTAAAAGAATATCTTCTGATTTTTCTTGTTTTTTCATTAAATTATAGGTTGTCCATCCTAAAATTACAGATAAAACAGATAAGATACAAACTGTTACTATTAAAGGTATCATAAGTTATCTAACATATTTTTCAAACCATCACTTTTTATCGAACCTAGAGCTTTTGTTTTAGTAGATAATTTTTTTGATGTGTTTGGTGTTGTCCCTAATGTATAATTTTCCTTTAGCTTATCCAAGGATCCTTGTTCTCCATTTAATTTTGGTAACCATTCACGTTCAAATTCAACACGAGCTGCCATTAAATCAGCTTGATGTACTATAAAAGGTAAAGATGTACGTGGTTTTTGTTCTGGCATGTATGCAAATAGATATTTTTTATTTGCTTCATCATATAAACCATCGTGTGTCTGGATGGTTAACATTTCATTAAATGAATATTGTATACCATGTGATTGGAGTAAAAATAATCCTCTATCAGGAACTGAAGCAAATGGGACTTTTTTATTAAACATATAATCTTCACCTAACTTATCACGTCTCCATTTATCAGTCTGTGGAATGTAAGATTCATTTTCTTCATCACCCATTTTACCTAAATCATGATTAATAGCTGAAAATACTAACTCTTCAATAGTAAATGTAGACCTGTCCATTTCAAATTCACACCACACGTCATAAATTCTAAGTGATGCCGCAACAACACGATTTACATGTTCAACATATCCTCCTGGAAATGCATTATGGTATTCTTTTTTATGAGCAGCAGGCATTAACATAATACGCTCTTCATATTTTTTATAAAAATCTAATAATTTTTCTTTTCTGGGAGATGAAATATGTTCTTCAATATTAGTTAAAAATATTTCCCAATTTGCTTGGATATGTTCTGGTTTTAATTTCATAACTTTTATTTTGATTTAATTTTCTCTTTCTACTATTGATTCCATATCCTGTCTTAATTCAAGAATTTCTTCAATTACTTTTTTAGCGTCTTGTACACGATTTTCACTAAGGTATACTCTGGTTCGTTTAAGTAGTCCTTCTAAAGTTTGCATGCGTCTTAATAATAACTCTTTATTTTTCATTTTTTATTTAATTATTTATTTATTTTTATTAAACTTTTTTATTTAATAATTTAAATATAAATTTAAGGTAATAACAATATTTTAAGAAATCAAGTTTCTTTTAACTTATTTAAAACTTCTTGTTTTTCCGAGTATGTTTGTAATTTTTTAAGGAAAGCACATTTTTCAAACTCCTCTATTTCTTCAAAATACTTTATAGATAATTTTATACAGTTTATAAGTTCTCTATCAAGATAATAATTTAATGCTTCTTCCCATTCTTTATCTTGTAAATTACATTCTTGTATCCAATAATAAGCTCTTGTATACATAACATAATCACCCGCTTCATCCAACCCAGAAGGAACATCTCCTAAATTAGAATTAAGAAAAAAGTTAGAAATTTGATCACGAAAACTATTTCCTTCCCAAATCATTTTATAAAACATTCCTACTTTAAATTTAGGAGTATTTTTAAAATCTTCAAAATAATCAGTTTCAAGTTTTTTATTCTTACCTTTATCTTTTCCAAATCCAAATAACCCAAATACGTTATCTATATCTATTGTCATATTACTAATTTGTTGAATTTAAATGAATAATTTTTAATTCTGTTTTACTAATTGTTTTTTGTAATTCATCAATTTCATTAACAATATTATCATACTCAGCAATAGGATTTACAAAATCATCATTATTAGGGTGATATCTCCAAATATCATCTCTAATACTACACATACTAATTAAATTATTTTGTAAATTTATTAATTGATCCTGTAAATCAGTTAATTCTTCTTTATGTTTTCTTTCGTAAGTATTTTCCATATTTTATTTTAAAATCTTGCATTAGCACTAGAACCTTTATACCATGGTAATCCTTCACGTCTTCTTAAAGCATCTTTATATTCTGATTCTGACATTTTAATTCCATTTAAATAATATTCTCTTTTTCTCATATTACCTTCTGGAATTAATGCTGGTCCTTCCCAATTATGTAATTTTCCATTAAACATATACATTATTGTTCCGTCTGAAGTTGTAATTTTTCTTGATTTAAATTCTTTATTCTCCATCTTGTGTTGGGAAAAGTACTGGGTTAATAAATCTTTCACCTATAAATAACCCTGCCACAAATGGAAGTGCAAGAAAACCTGTAAAAAAGAAAGAAACAATTAATCCTATTGCTATTGTAGCAATTATAATACTATTTACTTTTTCTTTTTTCATTTTAATTAATTTTAACATAACTTTTATTTTTTAAATTTATGCTATAATATACGAAATATTTTTATAATATCCAAGCTTTATTCCCACTTTTTATTGTATTTTTCACGTTGATCTACTCTAACGTATTCTACATAATCTTGTTTTCCACAATGTGGGCAACCTAACTTTTCAATATTTTCGGCTTCATTTATTTTCCACTCTCCCTTACATTTAGTATCACTACATTTATAGATGTAAGTGTGCCTAATAAATACTTTATGTGCCATTTTCTTATAAATATTATGTAAATATTTTTAAAGGAAGATAATATTCTTTAGCTATAAAATAGTTATTTTCAGGTGGATCTACATCGTATTTTGTGTATGTAACATTTTTAAACCCATACACATTATTTTCTTCAGATAAAGCATTCCACCAAGTAACATGAGCTCCTGGTTTAGCTAATGCTTCTGCTTTTTCACCAAATTTTAAAAAATTATTATCCCCATAGGTATCAAAAAATATACCATCATATGTACCTAATTGATCAAAGTATTCAATCCAATCATCTTCTATAATTATAACATTAGATTTTCCTTGAGCCCATAATTTAGCTTTTTCAATAATTTGAGGGTGAGTTTCTATTATAGTATGAGATTTTGGATTATGAGATTGAATGTATGTAGCAGATATACCTAATCCAAAACCAAATTCTAAAATATCCCCTTTATTATGACATACTAAATCAGCATGTGCTTTCATTAGATCATCTTCCCAATCCATCATAACTTGTTGAATAGTGTTAGGATCATCAGTAGTATTAAACGTTATTTGTGAATCTGTAATATCTAAAGTATATTGTTTCATTATATTATTTTTTTAATCTGGAATATACGTAATATTAAATTTAGGAATAAAATAATCAGCAGGGGCTCCTGTTGATGGATCTGCATTACTTCCACTAGCTAATTTTATGTCTAAACCATCTCCACCAGAAGGCGCAGTTCCAGTAAAATCTTTTTCCCAAATAAAAGCAAAATTAATTAATTCCCCATCATTTTTATTTTGATTATTCATTACTGCTATAGCTGTTGAATTTAAACTAAAAGTTATTTCTTTAGGGTTTGGAGACATAGATGAACTAATAGTTATAAAATCTGAGTAAGCTGTTCTATTACCCGCAAGAATATAACTAGGGAAACCTGCTAATGATGAAGTTGCTAATTGACTCCCAGTACCTGCAGAAAAAACACCTAATCTATCATTTCCAGTGCTGCTGTTCACCACCCCTATACGGAATGTTAAATCAACAGCTGTAATAGTTCCGGGAATAACTTGGTTCCCACTTATACCAGCATATGGGAGATTATTAAGTCTTAATTGTCCATATCCTCTTTGAAGACCAAAAGTTATAGAACCTCTACCAGTCTGTGCTACTCTTTGCATTCCCCAATTTGTCATCCCTTGACTGGTGTGGAATTGTTCAAATACACTACCTGGGGTGCCTGTTGAACCAGTTGTTACTAGCCAATCAGTATAAGCAGGATTAGGACCTACAGAATTAGTTTGTCCATAAGTTAATAATCTAATGGAACTTGTAGTAGTTACTCCACCAGCAGTAGGTATTTCAAATGAATTTAAAATCCCTTTTCCTTCTAATTGTTGAGATGTTATATTATAGATTGCCATATGTATATATTATATTTCTACAATTAAATTATATTCCCCTGTTCCTCTAAAAAACACATTCTCAACCGGAATAGTAATAGTATTATTAAATTTAAAAGAAGAAGTACCAGGAGGTACTACCTGACCAAAAATAAAATCAGATTGAACAATAGAATTAGATCCAGTAAATTCAGAAAATGAGCCTGATGCATATTTAGGAGTACCAGTAAGATAAGTACCCGTATCTAAAGACCTTGTTGTCTCCATAACAAAATAAGCAGACCCAGAAGGATTATGAAATGTAAAAGTTGCAGACATTATTTATTTTATTATAAATATATAACTAACTATTTTATTTTTATAGTAATATCATGAGGAGCTTTTTCATCCCCACCAAAATATGGGTATAAAAAATATCTTCTACAAGGATTAGAACAATCTCTACCTATAGAATCTTCAACACCATTTAATGTCATATAATAATGACTATCAGTTATTTTTAACGACATATAATTAATATCCCCAGGATTAGTATACCCTAATGATTTAAAATCAAATCCACTTGATAAACGACGATACATTAAAATTTCAATTTGTTCTTGGTTTAAATCCCATCTCCAACCAAACCTTATAGAATTTTCACTATGGTTAGTTCCACAATCACTAACACCCCAAAGTTTATTAACATCTAGTTGATTTCCAGGAAAATAAGAAGTATATCTTGCAGATTCATCAAATTTTACTTGAATATCAAAAGAGTTTTCTTTAGTATATTTTATTTTAAAAGTAGAACGATGTTTTCCTTCTTTAATCTTATAAATTCTAAACCCATCATCATCAAATTTATTACAAGAAACTAAACTTAATATAACAACTATAATAACTAATTTTAATTTTTTCATTTTCTATCTTTTTTATCCCAAAAAGTTAACTGCCATCTCCACCCCGCATTAAGAATATGTATATACTCACCTCTACCCCAATACCCAGTACCCATTTCAACACTACAAGTAAAGAAACCTAAATCCTTAACTTTAATATTATATTGAGCATAAACCATACCAGGGTTAAGTCTTACACCCAAAATAATACTAGCGTTTTCATGTCCACCCATATCATAATAAGACCCTAAACCAAATTTAGCAGTCCATACATCGGGGAAAGAAACACCAGCGGACATATCTATTAAACTATAATCACCAAAATCACATATATACCCTAGAGATAATGATGCAAATGGGAGATTACTAACTTTCCAATCCTTAGTACTAAAGTTAGGAATAATTGGTCCTCCTCCAGTGACACCTACACCGGTGTTTGCCTCAAGGTATATTTGGTTATCGGGACGGAATTGTCGTGTCTGACTTAGAAGTATAGTAGGCAATAGCAATAATAATAGCAATATCTTTTTCATCTTTTATGTGTTTTTAGTTAGTGAAAGTATAACTATTATCTGTAACTGTATCTATACATATGTGGGAAAAAATTTAGGTTTCAATCTGGGTAAAAACAAAAGAAATATAGGTATATACTTGCGTCGATGCAAAAAATTTTTAAAGAAAAAAGATTTGATTCTCGTGGAAAAACCACAAAAATTCCATGTTGAAAAAGCGATTTACAACGTGGGGATATTCGTATATATTAATCGAGGTTGGTAGATCGTTTACGATTTATAAGTGTGTCTAATCCATGGACTTCTACCACATACCCGCGTATTGACGACCGCGCGCGTGGTACGGTATTACCATACATATACCATATATATACCGCCGCACGCGGTACGGCATAAAGGGGTATTACTACTCTACTTATCTACAAATTAAATTTATCTAACTCCATTTTAGCTGTTTGGAGTGCCAAGTTATACTCATCAGATGATACCATCTTTGCTCCATAATAACCAGTCGTTACAATCTCAGTATCATCATCTCCATATAACACAATTGACATCTTTACTCTAGCATCATGTTCACTATCTGCTTTCACATAACCAAGAATATCTTCTGGTCTACCATAATCATCTGTACTGTATACTTTATAAATGTTCATGTTATTTCTTTTTAATTATGCTACAATATACGAACCAGCACCCGCTAAACCTCTACCCTTGATATCTTGGCTGAGCATCTGATTACGTAGATCGTAATCTGGATCGTATCCACACGCTTTGAGTACCATGTACAATGTTTTCCAACGTGTTTCTAGGTGGCGATAATGTTTACTATCTGTACCATATAACTCTTTCCACTCATCTTGAGCTACCCATGATTGCGCCTCTAATTTTTGCATCGTAGCTACCATACCTCTCTTTACCATATACTTTCTATTTTTTGGTCACCTAAAGCTCTACACTTGGGTTAATGTAGAGCCGTTGGCGATTGTATAATTAAAAAAGATATGGGTTTTAATTTGATGGCTAAAACCCTAAAACCAAATATCTATACTCACCTCGCTGCTACCCTCTCTTTTTAGCAACCCAACCATTTCTTGGTCATTCCACTCTCCGAGGTGAGTAATATCAATTTCTTACTCCATACCAAGTATTTCTTTTATCTCCTCAGTACTAATACCACCTTCACTTATAGGTGCATCTAATAATATCTTCATCATCTGAAATACTATACCATGTTCTCCTTGTTTATTAGCTTTATCTAACAAATCCAATTTTATCTCTTTACTAAATCCTAACAACATTTTTTTCTCAAACATATTTCTTTTTTTTAATTATACTATAATATACGAACTATCTATTTAAACTAATATTCCAACTTAAAATAACTTAATTACTATTTCATTATCATGAAATTCACTATAAGAATTTATATCTTTACTAATTAATTCACTTACTTTTTTTATTAATTTTATATTTTCTTTTTTCGTTCCTGATTTACTTTTATAATTAAAGTTTAAAGGTTCGTCCTTAAATTGAATAGTAATAGTTTTAAATTTTTTCATATTATCTTTTTTAATTATAATATAATATACGAATTATTTTTTAATTACTAAACTCCTAATTCTTTATATTTACTCTTATCTTCAAGTTCCAAATACTTCTTACCATATTTATACCACCATTCATCACTTACATAACCAATAATATCATCTACAAATACTAAATTATAGGACTTATAATAATAACCTCTTAACATTGTTTCTAACATACTATCTTTTTTAATTATACTACAATATACAAAATAAATATTAATAAGGTTAGTCCTTTTACAAACTAACCTTACTACCTAACCTAACTTATTTATTTACAACTTCATTACTATCTTCAACCTTTACTTTTTTAGGTCGTCCTAATTTTAAAGTTCCATTTTTTCTTTTTTCTTCTAATTCTCTCAACCTAATTTGTCTTTCACTATTAGGATTCACTTTTCTACCTCTTAACTCAATTCCATTTTCTCTATTAAACTTTTTTCTTTCAAGTTCCTTTTGTCTAACACTATTTTCATTAACAGGTCGTCCTCTTTTCAAAGTTCCATTTTTTCTTTTTTCTTCTAATTCTCTCAACCTAATTTGTCTTTTACTATTAACATTAACAGGTCGTCCTAATTTAACTACATTTACTTTTTTCATAACTTAACTTTTTTTATTTTTAATTATATTACAATATACAAATTTTATTTTAATTAACTACTTCCTCAATTTCAAATTCAAAATTATCATAAAATAAATCATTTTCATATAACTTATCATAACTATTTTCTAACTTAAATTCATCAAAACTTAAATCATTATTACAATTATCATAATCTATTTCCCAATGTTTTTTCAAAATAAATTCTTTACACTCATTCAAACTTTTAAAAACACTAACTTTACATCCTTTAATCTTAAAAGAAGAAGGATCAACATTAAATAATTTTACTATAAACATATTTTTATCATTTTTAATTATAATATAATATACGAATTATTTATTAATTTTAAAATTCCTATAGTGATTTAAAAATCACCATGTTTCCCACTCCATTTACCAACATATTTATCATTTTTATCATACACTTCAATTGTATAAATTTTATCACCCCAAACATGCATTGGAGGACGTGCACTAACGATTATCCCATAAAAACCTTCCTCAGCTGGGAATCTCAATCCTGCGTCTTTTTCTAATTTAATTTTATTCATTTATTTATCATTTTTAATTATACTATAATATACGAATTATTTATTAATTATTTTATTCCTTTATAGAATTTATCTAAAGGATCATTTTCGTCATACCCATATAATTTACACTCCACCTTCCATATCAATTCTTCAATTCGTTTCATATCTTTAATTTCATCCTCATCCAAAGTTTCAAAAGAATAAAAACTATTTAATTCATATTTTAAATTTTTTAATAAATCTATCAATTCACTTTCATGAAATTTTCCTATATCCATTTTTATCATTTTTAATTATAATATAATATACGAATTATTTATTAATTATTTTATTCCTAATTATCTATTTAAAAAAGTGATCCTATTACTAGAATCACTTTATTACAATTTATATTCACTTATTATTTATATCTACTAATATTAAAATCAAAGTCTTTAGGAAATGTATTTATTATTTTTTCTCTTAATACATCATCTTCAATTTGTACCTGTACTTTATAACTTTTTATACTTCCGTCTTTCTTAATTTTATAATCCTTATGAATATCTTTAAATATCACATCATTATTACTATCATAATGTTCATTCATTTTATATATAATATTATCAATTTTAATATCAAAACTCATCATTTTTCTATTAACTTCATTAATACTACAATCTTTTAAAAGTTCTTTATATTCATTTATATTATTAATTATAAATTTTTCTCTACTATCATATTTACTAACAAAAACTTCTTTCTTTTTCATATATTTTATCTTTTTAATTATACTATAATATACGAATTATTTATTAATTATTTTATTCCTCAAAACAACTTAAATCAACAAAAACACTATAATCATCACCAATATTTTCACATAAATTAACCAACAAACTTCTTAATTTAACATCACTTTTTAAAATTAACCTTTGTTCTAATTCACCACTATTATATAATTCATGTAAGTCATTATAAATTTTATTTACCTTTTCTTTATTTAACATATTATCTTTTTAATTATAATATAATATACAAAAAACCCCCTACATAAGGGGGTCCTTTATAATATTTATTTTTATTTTATTTAAACAACTCTTTTTAAATCTACAACTTCCCCAGTTAATACCCACTTCCTAGTTACACTACAATATTTACCTACTTTTCTAAATCCTCCATCAAACTCATTTAATACTCTATTCATATTAACTCCTTTCCATTTAATTTTAATAATTAAAGTAGTTTCCTTTTCTAACATTTCATTTTTATAATCAAACCAATTCTTACCCCAATTTTTTTCATATTTTATAAAGAAATTCCTATAATCAAACCAACTATAATCATTTAATTTACAAACATCAACTTCATATTTACCCCAATCCTTACTATTTAAATAATCTTTTAATTTATTAAATTTTTCATTTTCTCTAATTAATTTATTTTTATCACTTAAACTTCCAATTACATCATCATTTATATTACTAATCCATCCTTTTAACCTTCTACACTCTCCTCCTTTAACACTATATAAATCATTAAACCTAAATCTAAAATCAAAATTTAAATCTTCCCATATTTTATTTAATAAACTATTTTTAAAATCATTACTTTCTTTTATTAAACCTTTCCTAATATTTTTTAAATCTTTTAATTTACTATTTTCCTTTAACATATTTTATCTTTTTAATTATACTACAATATACAAATTTTTATTAAATAACAGAAGTCCTTTAAAAGGACTTCCATTACTATATATAATTAAAAATTAACTCTTAAATTCTTTACTTACAAATTCCTTAACCATATTATTAATTAATTCTTTAATATCTAATCCTTTATCAATACCATTTAATATTAATTCTTTTTCAATATTTCTTTTAACATTATAATCAACACTTCCTACAATATTAAACAAACTTTTATTTTCTTTATAACCATATCTTCCTACACTATTATAACTAATTCTAATATTAAATTCATCATTAACCTTATTAACAAAATCACTTAATTCACTTTCTAATTTTTCCTTTTTTAATTCTACTTCTCTTAATTCCTTTAATAAACTAAAATCAACATTTTCATTAACAATTTTTAAACATTTATCATTAACTTCATTTACAACTCTACTATAAACTTCATTACTAACAACATCTAACTCAATTTTACTTAATTTTCCCATAATTTACCTTTTTTAATTTTTAATTTTTAATTTTTAATAATTTAACTTTTTAAATATAATATAATATATAAAATTTCTATTAAAATAAATATTCCTTTATTTTATCTCTTCAACAAATCTTTTAAAACCTTCCCAATAAAAATTACTATATTCCATTCCTACAGTACTATAATATAAATCATCTTCACTAGTATTCATATCTAATACTTCTTCCATACTAATTTTATTTTTTCCTTCAATACACATTAATTCAGGTTCAATCATTTCACCATTTTCATCAGATTCAAATTCATTCATAATATGTTCATTCATTACTTCATAAACATCACCTTTATAAAATATATCACTAAAACAATCTTTATATTCATCACCTATAAAAAATTCTTCATCAATTCTATAATCAACAATTCCTTGACATACATTTTCAATAACTCTAAATTTTCTTCCCATTTTTTTTTATCTTTTTTAATTATAATACAATATACAAATTTCTAATTAATTATAAAATTCCTTTTTTATAGTTAAAAATACAACATCTTTATTATCTTCATTAATCATTTCACCATAACAAACATACCATCCAGTATCTTTTAATACATCATTTAAACTTAATACTGCTTTTTCCATTTTCTTTTTATAGTCTAATAAACTATTTTCATCTTTATCAATATCATAAATAGTTTTTTCAACTATTTCATTTAAATTTTTCATATTTTTCTTTTTAATTATAATATAATATACAAATTTCTAATTAATTATTTTATTCCTTTAAAATCAAAATCTTTATATACATCAACAAATAATTTAAAGTCTTCTATTAAGATATTCTCATCTTCATAACCTAATATATTACCTTCTTTATCAGTAAAACCTACTATATTACCTTCATCATCAGTATTTTCTTCAATTCCATCAATATAATCTTCACATATAAATTTTATTATATTTTTTATCTCACTAAATTTTAATTTACTCATATTATCTTTTTAATTATAATATAATATACAAACTTCTAGTTAATTATAATATTCCTTTAACATACTATTAAACAATTCATCTTTACTATCAGTCCATCCATTACAATACCCTTTTTCTTCTTCAGTATTAAAATTACATTTATTAACCATGTTTTTAAATTCGTTTGTATCGTATAATTCATCATTTAAATTTCCTGTACCGTACTCTGTAATCAATTCTTTAATCAACGATATATTGTTTTGTAAAAATCTTTTAAATATCTTTTCCATTTTTCTTTTTAATTATACTGTAATATACGAAAATCTTTCTAGTAATAAACTTCCTGGGTAATAAAAGGTTTGTTTGGTTGGGTACAAACCTGAAAACCATCCCGTTACCTCTTGCATTACTCAGTAACCCGCTAGCAAACATTGTAATCCCCGTGCTAGTAGGGTAAAAAACTATTTTAATTCATCCATGAACATCTATCTTCCTGATTTAAATATTCAATAGGTACATACCCGAACGTGGCAACCTCTTGTTTCAGTATCGATATAGATTCTTTAATGTTGTAAGTTAAACCTAGTGATTTAATATAATCTTTTAAAATATCATCTTCTTTCATAACCTTTTTTTAAATATACGGTAACATACGAAAAACCTTTTAATAATCCTCTTCCCCTGGTAATAAACATTGTAATAAACATTGTAATAAACCTTGTAATAAACATTGTGGTAATCCACGTTTTACCGTGTGTTTCACGTGGTTTTGTATATACTTTTGGAAGTACCTTAAAAGGACGTGTCTGGGCAATGGATGGGTTAGGGGAACATCAAAACCAACCCCAACACAGTGTAATACACTTTCCACACACTATATAATATTCTTGTAATAATCATTTTCTTTGGTAATAATCGTTTTCCACACTTTATCATTCATTCCACATATTGGTAATCCACAATCCATGGTAATCAACGATTTTTGGTAATAATCATTGTAATAGATGTTTTGGTAATAATCATTGGTAATCCACGTTTTATTTTGTTTAACTCACGGGTTTAACATCGGTTTTCCAATTTAAACCATCAATAGTATCCTTACATTCCTTTTTAAATGCACGTAATGATTCATCTATGTTTTCTCTTGTTACCTCATTTTCTCCATACTCGTTTTGGTACTTAATGTGTTCAATCAAATCATATAATGGTGCTGCTTCCCTATGGTAATTCACGTCCTCAAAACTATCTAGTAATTTCTCTAACCAATTAACAGGACTACTTGCCTTTACGGCTAACCCACAATTCAGCATCCCATCATAATCAAAATCCATACTCCACTTATCACCTAACCTGTATGATTGTTTTTTCTGGGTATCTTCCCTCACGTACCACACATCGTTTATTTTAATTCTATCTTCCATTATATTAAATTTTCTAATTCATCAATTTTACCCTTTATTACCTGCATCTCTCTAGTAATTTTTTCTAATTCACGTTCTTTTCTATGAATAGCATCTGCATATTGATCACATATAGGTCCACCCTCTGGTTCTGCATCTTCCTCCATTTCCCTATGTAATTGCTTTAACTCCTCTATAATACATTTTTGGTCATGTTCTAAACTCATATGATCCATTTCTAAATTTAGTTTTGCATCTAATATGTCTGTAATCTTCATAATTTTTCTCTTTATTTATACTACAATATACGAACTTCTAGTAAATTAAACTATTCCCCTAGTATATACGTATTCGTTTGCTGGGTAGTGTATAGTAAAAAGCTAGATCTCGTATTGTCCAACTATTTCATTTAGTAACTCCTCCATTTCTAATTCATCATCATGACATTGTTTTGAATTATCACTATATCCACATAATGTGTGTCTTGACATGTGATATTCTATCATGTTTCTTCCATTTACTAGTTGCACTCTACCAAATCCATCACTATCAATTTCGTATTGTGGAAACTTTTCGTTTATCACTTCGTAGAATCTACTTCTAATTTCTTTATGTATTTCTTTTTTTGTCATAATTTTTCTCTTTAAATATGATATAATATACGAAT